CTTCGGCCACAGCGCCTTGTCGGCCGGGCAGTGCAGCGCGTCCGAATATTCCGGGAAAACCGGCTTGCCGTCGGTCGTGAAGCCATACTCGCCCTTGACATAGACCTTCACCCAATCCGGGCTCTTGCCGATCGCTAGGCGCTGGTAATAGCCGGGCGGAAGGTTCGTCAGGTTCTCCGCGTTCGGCGCCAGGCCGCTGGGCTGCTTGAAGACTGCCGAGAACCGATCCAGGTCCATGCCGCCCGGGATCACCTTGGCGAGCGCCTCGATCGCCTCTTCGTGCCCCTTCCGCTCCTCGAAGAAGCGATACCACTCGGAGTCGTTATCCGGCGGATTTGTATCGGCGATGATGCCCGACCAGGTTGCACCACCATCACGCATTGCCGGGTAGCGCCCGACACGCCCCGACAGTGCATCGTAGATGGCCCACGGCACCTCGCGTCCCTCGTTGATCCATCCGCCCGTATATTCGGTCGAGAGCAGCTTGCCCATTTGATCCGGCCGATCGAGCGCACGGAACATGATCTCGATTTCCGCCGGCGGCTCGTTGTGGCTGGCCTTCAACGACCGGATGATGAAGTCATGCTTCGAAGACCGCCACTCGCCGTGGATATGCGGAGAGAACCACTGGAAGAAGGTTTTTTGCGTCGTATCCTCAAGCTGCTGGTAAGAATTCCGGATGACCGCCCAGCGCGAGCGCCGCACGCCGTCCTCGCCCGGCGCCTGACGCAGCCCACGCTGCACGATGTCCCACACGCACGCCGAGGACTTGCCCGATCCGAACGGCCCCATCAGGCCGCGGAAGAACGCGTCGCTGTCGAAAAACGCATTGACGGTCGGCATCCCGCGACTGGAGTAGCCGCTCACGGCGTTCATGACGGCTTACGCCCCCGCTCGTATTCTTCACGCCCATCGGCCGAATTATGCACCAGCACGCGCTCGTCCCATGTCGGCCGACACCAGCAGGCCTCCGAGAACGGATCGTGCGGCCGCAGATCCTCGAGCGGCCACACCGCGGAGAAGCCGGCGGCTGCGTCGAATTCGGCCTGCCAGCTCACCGTTTGGCCTTGGCGCCCTTCTTGTCGGCACCGATCCCCGGAAACTTCGCCTTCACCTTGCGCTTGACCTCGGCCTTCTCGGCCGGCGTGCCATTGGCGGACACCCGCGAGAGCGCTGCCCGGGCGTGATTTTTGTCAGGAATCGGATAGCTGCCGCTGCCCTTCCCTTCCGGACCCTTCCCCTTGCCGGGCAGCGCGAAATCCTTGCTCGGCAGTTTCTTCCGCTTCGCCGCATCCAGCTTTGCCACCTTCCGCCCTCCTCTGCTGCCGGCCAGGGCCTTCGGCGCCGAGCCGGTGGTGATGACCGCCATCAGAGCAGATACTCGCCGCGCGCCAACAGGATGGCATCTGCCTCCTCTGGCGTGCAGTCATTCCACCGTTCTGGCGCCAGAACCGCCAAACCAGACAGGGAAAAAAAGGCTTCTCCCTGCCGATTGAAAAACATCGGGTCGTCGGACTTCCCATAATAGCCGATGCAATTGCACCGATTGATATCATTCTTCGGTGCTGTCATCCCGGGATAAAGGCGTGGTGCGACTGGCATCAGTCCGTGCCGCCGATGCTGCCTGGATAGGACATGCCGGCCGCCTTCAGACGCCGAAACGCCAGAATCATCGCCGTGATGGCCGACCCCTTCACAATATCATCCGACCACCACCGCCGCAGCGTGCGCTCATGCTTGTTGGCCACCTCGGCGAAGATCGACCGCCAGTTCTCGCCCCAGAGGTGCAGACACTCCCGTTCAAACTCGTCCCAGGTCATCTCCCGCAACCTGGGTGCCGAATATTCACTGCGAACCAAATACTGTTCGTCGTGATTGGGCAGGCGAGCGGCCACCCTGTTGAGTTCCGCGAAGCTGGGCGCCGGAACCTCGCCTGCACCGAGAACTGGCATCAGCCTACGCCCTCGCGCCGCAGCAACAGCCGCTCTGCCTCTTCCTCGGTGATCTGGTGCTGCTGCCGAAATTCCGCCCACAGCCGGCGCACCGCCGCCGGTCGCCCCTCTGGATCCGGACCCAGGCGATGCCGGGCCAGCCAGTCGATCGGCGGCAGCAGGTCGACGTGATCCTGCGTGAACGTTCCTGTTTTTCCGGATGGTTCGGCCACCGTTCAGGCACCCCCAGGCGCGTCCGCGAGCGGCCCGTCATAGGTGACCTTCACCTGGTCGGCGAGCGGCGACGCCGCGGCCTCAGCCGCCTCGTGCAGCCGCTGGCGGAGCAGGAACCCGAGCAGCGGCCAAATCTTCCGGCGCGCATCCTCCCGGGCGATCTTCCGGCCGATCTCCGTGTCGAAGTTCTCCGGGCTGGCCGCCGCCGACTCCCCGATCACCGAGAACCCATTGCGCAGCACCAGCAGGCAGACCGTCACCGTCGTGCCGGCGAAGCAGTGATACCGCTCCGACAGGATCTCGGCATCCACCTGCGCCGGCGTCACCCGCGGTGCATTGAGCCCGAGCGCCTGCAGTTCCGCCTCGAGCGCCGCCTCGTCCACCGTCACCGGATCAGATCCGAGCGCGCGACCGAGCCGAGCATGTCCCGACGAAAGCCGCGCCGCGCGCCGCCGCCCGGGAGACCGTTGAGGAACGCATCCTCGCGCCGCATTTCGTCCCGCACCGCCTGCGAGACTACGCCCGGCTGCGTGTCGATGCGCGCCGCTATCGACATCTTCGGCCGGCCATCCCAGGCACTATCCGGCCGCTCGCCCGGCCGCGCCTTGTTCCGATCATCCGCCATGTTTCGTCCCTTCGATTGATCGGCCGCGCCGACCTGTTCCGCCACCATCCACGAAGGACGGCCGCGCGACGCGAGTGCTGCCTATCCAGCCCCCGGCCGCCGCCGGCCGCCCCAGCCGTCAGGAATCGCCGTCCGGTTTCACCACGCCCACGCGCCGGCACACCTCGCCCCACACGCTCGAGATCATCGCCCGCAGATCGTAGAGCGCGCCCTCGTTCGCCGCGATCGGCAGGCTGACCTCGGCGCCGGCTTCGGTCATGCCGTGCGCCGTCATCGAGCCATCCGGATTCCGCAGGAGCGCGATGCCATGCTCCCACCCGAGCCCCGACGCATCGACCGCACCCGAGACCCGATCCTCCGGCTCCTCCGGACCATAGCCGTCCCGGAACACCGCCTCCGGCGACAGTGCCTCATAGCCGTACGGATAGAACAGCCACCGATCGCCCGGAACCGGCACATAGCGCGCCGTCATGCCAGGCTGGAACACCAGTTTGACCTCGGGCGCCCCGTCCACCGCCACGACCATGCAGCCATCATCCAGCACCTGCGTGATCAGCGCCGCGCGCACCACCTTGTGCGAGACGAAGGCCGGAAACTGCGCAGCGACCGAAGCCGGATCGCCCGCACCACTGCCGCCGCCCCGAACCGATGCCAAAATCGCCGCCCCGGCCGCAAGCGCAGCCGCCGATGGATTCTCGACCATGCCCCGCCTCCTTACCGCATCTTGCCGTGGTCGACGTCGCCGCACTCGCCCATGCGCCGACCACCGCCGCCGCTGGGCTTGGCCGACCGCTCGCCATCGGACAGCATCCGGCCGCCATCCCCGGCCGGCGCCGGAATATTCGCGGTGCCCGGCAGCTTGCCAATGCCGAAATTGCCGCCGCTCACCGGCCCCTTGCCGGTTGCCATATGCTGGTGCTGCCGCGTCCCGGCGAAATCGTTTCCCATACCGGGACCATGCGAGGAATTTTCAGCCATGATGTCGCTCCTATTGGCAGCGCGCCCGGCGCGATCCGCCGGAGCAAACGCGGCTGGCAGCGACAATGCCCAAATCGGACCAATTTCGCAACGCAGACGCCATCGCCTGCTGCCGAACCCGATGGAGCGGCCCGCGGGAATCGAACCCGCATCCTCAGCTTGGAAGGCTGGTGCCTGACCATTCGGCCAGAGCCGCGCCGATTGGCGGGAGAAGGATTCGAACCTTCGACCTCTACGGTTATGAGCCGTGCGCGCTACCGCTGCGCTATCCCGCTCCGGATGGTTGCTGCAGGACGTCCATGCGACGCTTTCCCGGGCGAGACGAGCAGCCACCGAACGCCTGCAGCCCCGGCATGTTGACTATATGCCCCGCGCCCGTCAAGCAGCCCACCCCGCGCCATCACCCGGACCTCCGGCGCCGGATCGATGTCCCAGCCGCGCCAGGCCGCCACTTGCACCCACACCGCCCAGGCGAGGAATGCCACCAGCAGCACAGCAGGAGCCCGGAGCAGAACGCCCGTCACTGACCCGGATCCTTGCCGGCCAGCGCCGAGCGCGCCTGACTGGCCGCCACCAGGTCATGGCTCTCCGCCGCGATCTTTTGCAGCCACGCCCGGAGCCGCAGCACGTCGGCGCCGATGCCCCCGCGCTGGTTCCGGAACCCGAATGGGACTGCCGCATCCTTCATCGCCCTAGACCTCCGGCCGCGCCGGCGGATCGACAAGCTCGCCCGCCAGCCGCTGATCCAGCCACTTCACCACCTGCCCCGGGATGCGATGCCGCCCCAGCGCCCAGGCTTGCGCGGTCTGCCGCGAATAGCCGCACCAGATGGCCACCTCGCTCGCGCTCCACCGGAGAAGCGCCAAGCACGACACGAACTCGACTGGCGTCATTCCCGGATCCGGCGGCATCCCTCCCGGCGCCATCATCCGATCCCCTTCCGCTTGAGCAGCGCCACCACCGCCGCCACCGCCGCGCTGGTGTGTAGGCGCTGATCACAAGCCGCATACCCAGCACCGCAGCGGCACTCCGGCCCGCACAGTTCCCGCAGCAGTTCCGCCCGGTCCACCACCACCACAGCATGGCCGCGGTTCGGCAGCACCTGCACCGCCCGATCGTCCCACAGTTCCACCATGCCGAAATCCTTCGTCGCGGTCACTGGCAGCCCCACCCCGATATGCCGCACGCACCACGCCTGCACCGCCGCCACGATCGGCGCCGGATCTTCGACCGCAATGCGCGCGGTGAACACCCGCACATCTACCCCAGCCGCCAGCCACGCCTGCACCCGCCTGACCATCGGCAGAATCGGTTCACCGATATGCGTACCGGAGACGAACCGATCGTAATGCGCCAGCGTCCGGTCCAGATCGACGCCGACCCACGGCGACATCTTCGCCTCCATGCCCGCAGCCTCCGGCGAAGGTAGGAACGGAAGCCACTGGATCGCCTCGGGCCGCACGAACCCCACCACGTTTCCCGACGCATCTGCCAACGCCACCGAGCCCCCCCCGTCTACCCCATCGCCAGCGAAGACCACGATGCCGCAACCGCCCGCTTTCACAGCCGCCTCGTCCATCAGAACAGCCCTCCGAAAATTCCGCCCAGCAACCCGGCGCCCGGGTTGCGCCCCACCATCGGCGCCGGAGCATCGCATGCCCCCAACAGCCGAAGCACGCGACCATCCGTCCAGATATTGCGCAATAGATCACCGCGGAGACGCTCCATTTCCCGCCACCGTGCCTCTGCCGCCCGCTCCACGTCCGAGCGCCGATCGATCACCACCCGGTGCGAGCGCGGCCCGGTTCGCTCCCAGGTGATCACGACGCGTCGCCCATCGCCGCGCGCAGAGCCTCGGCAGCCGCCTGGTTGCGTTGCGCCTTTTCGTCCTTCCCGGCCGCCCGATGCTCGTCGGCATAGGCCTGGAACAGATCGGCCGCCGTCTCCATAGCCGACCGCTGGCGCGCGACCCGGAACAGGATCTCGGACACCGACGCCGAGCCCAGCGCGAGAAGCATCTTGCGCAGTGGCCAGCCCGACTGCTCGAACGGATCCGGAGCCGCCGCGGCCATCGCCCCCCAGCAGCCCCGCGATGCGTCGATGCCGATCGACTTCCCGTATTTCTTCGCCGACCAGTCCCGCGCCGCCACATGCTGTGCCTCGGTTGCCTCGACCGGCATCCAGCGCCACCCCACCGACGCCATCGCCGCCGCCAGCAGCAGCCGATGCATGCGAGCGCGCTGGATGTAGTGCGCCGCCCGCCCGCTATCCGCCGGCACCAGTTGCGGCCAGTCGTCCCGCAGCAGCGCCTCCCCGACAGCGGCATCGACCGCCGCGCCCACGCTGCCCGTTGGCGCCGGAGGAAAATCGAGCCCTTCCCATTCCATCGCCACAGGAACCTCGAGGATCCGCGCCTCGAACGGCGACGCCGGCGCTACCGCCGCACCGGCATTTTCCTCCGCATGCAATGCCCGCAGCACGACATCCGCGCGATCGCCCCACGCGCCCCAGCACGGCATCCCGTTATCCGCGATCACCTCGTCAGGATCTGCGCCGAACACCTGCGCCAGCGCCCGCGCCACGACCTCAACCCGGCGCCGATCCGTGGCAACCGAGAAGGAGCACCCCGCGGCCTCCGTTCCATTATCCGTGGTCATCCTTCACCCTCCGTTGCGCCCGCAGATTGCGGACATTCCATCACGATAGGCCGCCACAACACCGGATCATCCACCCCGGCGAACCACGCAGCGCCAGCCGATCGAAACCAGCCACGGAACGACCGTTGGGCACCGTCCCCATCGCCGCATGCATAGTGGACACGCACCACCGATTGATCCGCCATCATCCCATCGATCCAGGAGCAGTCGCGCGGCGCCTCCCGCATATCGCGCCAGCCATCCCGCATCTTGAGCCGTATCTCCGCCAGGTTCATGCGATAGGACTTAGCAATCACCGCAGCCATGCCCATCACATCCGGAACTCGCGCAGATAGTCCTCGAGCGCCCACAACTCCCCATCCCCCAGCCGCCGCGACCCATAGACCAGGACGACGGCGCCATTCTCTGGATGCCGCACCACAACATCGACTGCCCACATGCCCGACTCGCCTGCCGCAGCGCCCCGCGCCCGCTCCATTTCCGCCCGGATGCCAGACGCGCAGAAATCCGCGCTCCCTGCACCGGCCGCCGCATACTGTTGCGCCGCGACCGCCTCCGCCGACACGCCGCCGATCCGATCCCGATAATGCGCGTCGCAGATGGACAGCGCCGCCGCCAGCCCCGCCATGCGCCCGGCTTCATAGTCCGAGCTGCCCGGCTCGCGCGGCGCCTCCCCGTCGGCCGGAACTTCCGCCTTCAAATCACCCGCCATTATTTCCCCCTCCGTTTTCCTGGGTAAACCCGATTGCGATGACCCACGGATTTAATGCCCACGCATCGGCGCCGTGCAGGCTATTCCACAGTTCCATGAACGACCTTTTCGCATAGAGATTTGGCACGATCGAATGCGGATGGGGCGTGCCGTCCGGATAAGCCTCATATGAGCGCCAGCCACCCGGGACCGGCTCGATGCCTTCGGCCCGCGCGTCCTGTTCCGAGATATCTTGCAGCCGATGCACATGGACGTCGGACACCACCAGCGTGCGCCGCGAGTAGGCGCGCGGCATGAACCGGCCGAGCCGCTTGTGCCAGCCCTCGACGCCGAGATTGCTGGCCCGGCGCCCGAGCATATAGGCGCGCGGCTCTTCGAAGATCACGCGGTGCTTATCCCCTTCGAATTGCCACTTGTCCCGGCCGCCCTTCGTCACTTCATCCGGCAGAAGCATCCACCGGCCCCACTGCCAATAGGCCTCGCGCACCCACAGCCGATCCCGCACCTTGAACGGCAAATCCCCCGGCCATTCTTTCACCAGCGCTGCCGCATTTTCGGCTTTCAAATGGATGTGCGGCCGACATTCCCGCAACAGGCTCCCGGTTGGCTGCTCGACCGGCTGCGGCTTCAATATCCGACGCGTCTGGAATTTGCGGCCGGCCTCAAGCGCCGCGATCATCGGCGCCGAGAATGCGATGGGACGGTCAGCCATCGACAAGTTCCTCTTCCGGAGGAATGAGCCCGGCCGCCCGCATATCCCACTCGACACGCCGCAGCAGGACGAGCCACCCCAGGCGAGAGATTACGACCTCCCACCGCCCCTCGCCTGCCGGTTCCCAGGTGACCAGACCCGTCGCCGAGAGCCAGTCATGCGGATCCGTCCACCGATGATCCACGAAATGCAGCGATGCTCGCCCGAGCGCGACCGTGGTCTGCCCGAGCGCCAGCAGTTCTGCCAACGCGTCCGGCGCCATCGCATTTGCCAGCCTTGCGCTTAGAAGCCCCCGATCAGCCATATTCCCCTCCCGTTTCCGCATCCAGCGCGCCAGGCAGCACCTGCTCCCATTCCATGAGGACGAGCTTAGGCCCGGTGAACAGCCGGCCCCGCGCCGCGCGCACCAGCGCATTGACCGCCTCGTCGCCGCCGCGCTCCACCGGCACCACGCCGAGCAGCACCGGAGCATGCAGCCATGCGCCCCGGTTCACGCGCCAGATCCGCAGCGTCCCCTCCGCCGCCTGCCTCTGCATGCCGGGACACGCGCGCACCGCCGCCGATGCACACGACCAGCACATCGGCAGCCCGTCGTTGATGACCGGCCGATGCCGATCCACCTGCCCCTGGTTGACGACCAGCACGACCGGCGGCAGATCGGCCAGGCACATCTGGCACCACAACTCCCGAATCACCCGGCGAGCGCGATCCGCGTGCACCATCGCAAAGAGCGGCTTGCCGGCCGGCGCGTCGACCCCTTCCGAGATCATCGAGAGCGAGACGCCCTCCCACTCTTCCCGCACGATGGCTGGCTTGCGCAGCGGCACCTCGCCCGACCACAGCGCCGTGTAGGGAACCGGCATATTGCCCCAGCGGAGCGCCCGCGGCTTCACCGGTTCAATCATCGATCGACGTCCCGACCAGACCGGTGCGAACTTCCCGGATGACACCGACGAACTTATGCGCGTCTTCCTTCGTGGCGAAAAACAGCACCACCGGAACCGCGTCCTTCCATACCGTCCACGGCTTCGACGCAGCATCCCAGGCCGCATCGAATGCCCGCTTGGCTCCATTCGCATCAGCCAGATCCGCGCCCTCCGGCCCGCACCGCCAGATGCGCCACGCTTCCGCCCTACGCGCGCTCACCGCTTGTCCTCCAAGCCCGCCTGGAACAGGCACTCCCGATCGAAGGATGCCCGACGCGCCTCTGCCTGCTCCCGGAGGAACTTCACGATGCCGTGCCCGATCACCATGCTTCGCACCTCGATCTCGTTCATGCCGGCAAACCCATGCGTCACCACCACCAACGGAGACCCCAGGCCGCCGCCGAGATAGATCAGCCGCCGAATATCCGCCTTCGACAGCAGCCGTTTTTTCTGGCTCATCGCCCTTCCCTTCGAATATTTCCGCACCAGGCCGCCAGACGTCCAGGCAGCAGAGCCACCCACCGCAGCAGGCGCCGAGACATCAGCACGCAGACCAGCAGGAACATGACCGGCTCCGGCCACGCCGGCGCGATCACCATCAGCCATGCCAGCGCACCGAGCGCCGCCCAGCCGGAGAGCCGGAGCAGGATCATCGCGCTAGCGCCGCCTTGAGCCGCTCAAAGGTTTCCGGATGCAGGTACAGCGTGCGGCCGACACGGAACGCCCCGCCAATCGGAACATCCCGGAACGGCGACACCTTCCGAATTCCCCGCCGCCAACGCCGCAGCGCGCGGGATGGAGACCGCGCCACATTGCGCTGCTCAACCAGCAGCGACGACAGATGAACCTCAAACCCGCCGAGCCGCGCCAGGTCGCCCATCATCGCGGCCACTCCCGCACCATAAGGTCATCCGGAATCGGAGCCTTCCGCGCCATCTGCTTCATAAAGAAGAACGCGTGCCCCGAGCACTGATCGCGCAGGCTGCGCGCCCATTCCGTGTCCATGCCCCGCGCACCCGGCCCGCTCTCGCCGCCGACGATCACCAAATCTAGGCCCCGCTCTGGATCAATGAAATCCTCCGGGCTACCAGCGGCATCATAAATGACACCACCAGGACGCCCCAAAAACGGCCGGATATCCATCGGCCCGAGCAGCGGCTCCGCGCTGAGAAAATGCACCGCCGCCGGCGTCCGGATCAGGTCGAACAGACGCTCGTCGGCCCGCGGCTGATCTTCTGCCGACGTCCCAAGCCACACATTCGGAAGCGGCAGCACGCCGATCCCGACCGAGCGCACGCCCCCGATCGCATCCGCCGCTATCTCGATGCGCCTTTCCGCGTCCGAGAAATCCAGGGCGCCGCCGCGGCCCTGCCCGGCCCCGAAATATTCGGCCATCTGCGCCGTACGCTTGGTCAGAACCTGGAACGTATGCCAGCGCGCCAGCGCCATGACGGCAAAGACGCGATCGCGCCAGGCATCGGGCACCGACGGATGGAACAGGTCGCCATGCGCGCAGACGAAGATGCGCCGCGGCTTGCGCCACCGTAGCGGCTGCAGGAGCCACTGCTCGTTGAACCGCACCTCGCCCGTCCAGACCGGCCCCGCCTTCGTATCCCGCGTCAGGCCGGCACGGCTGGGGTGGTGCATCAGACGAGAGCCGGCCAGGCGCATCGCGTAGCAATTCGTGCAGCCAGGCGAGACCACGGAGCAGCCCGTAATCACGTTCCAGGTTGCGTCCGTCCATTCTATCCCCGTTTTATCGGCCATTGCCGCCTCCCGCGCCCGGATCCGTGATCCACGACACATGCTGCCCGGCCCACGAATGACCGGCCGCGCCGAGCCCACGCCCACAATTCATGCTCCGGCAGGTAGCCTCCGCGCCGACCGGACAGATGCAGCCACGCGGCTGCACCGGGCACGGAACCGCGACCGCACGCACCGGCGGCACCTCGGCCGCAGCCGGCGCCAGATCGCGCTGCAGCCGGACCGGATCTTTCATCGTTGCCCGACACCGCGCCAGGCGGCACAGCGCGTCCAGCACATCGCCGTCCACCACCCTCGCGGGATTCTTGCTTTCGCGCGCCATGAACACTTCGAACCGCTCCTCGAGCATGTTCAAAATTTCACGCTCGAGACCGGCGACCGCGACCGGCGACACCGCCGGAAATAGGCCGACATCCGGAGGCGCCCTGTCCGCATTGGTCAACGCCCGATCGACCTCCTCCACGAACGGCACCATGCCCCCACGGATAAGCCCCTCGCGCGCCCGCAGCAGCGCCTGCAGCAGGTTCCAGCTATTCGCCATGAGCCGCGCGGTCGCATAGACATGATCGGCCATCGGCCCGACTGCCCGGTGATAGACCCGACCGACCAATCGCAGATTGCCGTCAATTTCAACGAGCAGGAGCATGTCCTCCGACTCACCGGTTGCCTCGTTGTCGCGCCGGAAGGCATACGGCCCCGGGATCGGCCCCGCCCCCTCCCCGCTCATTGCGGCAGCTCCGGAAACACGGTCTGCCGCGCCGGCGCCAGTATCCGGCGGAACTCCGCCGCCGCCCGCAGCCGATCCGCCGCCACCATCCGCAAGCCGGCTTCCCGCGCGATCCGCGCCCCGATCACGCAGCGCGCCCAATCGCACACGTCGTGCCCGAACCGCGGAAACGCCCGCCTCATAACCGCATCAACCTGGTGCATAGCTTGTTCCCTTCTGCTGCTGACACTTTGACCACACGCCACCCCGCATGCAAGGAATATTTGTCCGAATTATACGAACAAACCGCTTGCATCGGTCCGCAATTTGCGGCATATTCTGATCACGGCAAGGGGATAAGCCCCAGCCAGAAACTAGGGATTGACCCGATGGCCCGCACCACCAAGACCACCCATACCGCCCTGACCGCCGACCAGATCGGCACCCTGGTGGGCGGCATCGCCGCCAACACCCTGCGCATTGAGACCCTCGAGACCCGCAACAGCGATAGCCTCGACTTTCACGAAGTAGCGGTGTGGGAACTGAAGCGCGCCCTGGAACTCGCATACGCCGCCGGCCGCGCCAGCCGCTAACCCGAACCCCGCAGGAGAACGCCCCGATGAAAACCTACACCGTAACCGCCGCCCTGAAGTTCCCCGGCCATAGCAGCATGGGTGTCCACCGCGGCTACTAGGTCGAAGTGTTCGCCAAGAACAAGAAGGACGCGATCGCCGCAGCCCGGCCGAAGGTTCGCAGCATGGGCTGGGATCGGCACGAAGGCCCCCTTTCCTACACCGCCACGGAGACCGAGGCATGACCGAGGAACAGATCGAGCGCCTGGCCGAACGCCAGATGGACCGCCTCGACCAACGCCTGATCGAAGGCGAACTGACGCAACCCCAATACGACGCCGCGGTGCGCCAGATGAACCGAGACCTCAACGCCCTGGCACGGAAAGCACGATGATGCCCCTCCCCGATATCTACCAGGCCGCACAGGCCGCCGCCGACCTCGCCCACGCCGAGTGCAGCGCCGCCAGCCGCGCCCTGACCTCCGCGCGCCGCGCCATGAACCGCAGCCCGAGCGCCCTGCGCATCGGGATCTTTGCGAAGGCCGAGACCGCCCACACCGACGCCGCGCGCCGCGCCATCCGCGCCCAGGACGACCTCGATCGCGCCTACCGCCAGATGCAGCGCGCCGAGCGCCGCCCCAGCGCCCGCGCCACCACCGCCGACACGCAGACTAGCCTCGCCCTCTAACCCCACCTCCCGGAGCCCCGCCATGATCTACGACGCCGATACCCCCCCCTGGACCATCGACATCATGCTTGCCCATGCGCGGCGCTAGCTTGACCACTACACCCGCGGCGTGGCCGCCCTGACCGACATGGACCGCCCGCGGTGGGCACAGCTTATGCGCGACAGCCGCGCGACCGCCGCCGCCCAGGTTGCGCACCTCGAGCGCCTGAGCGAAAGGATATGGGCATGAAGGCGCCCGTCGTCGTCCTGTGGCAGCCCCGCCGGCGCTGCACGCACCCCGCGCTTGCGATCCCTTGCGACCGATGCGGCGCCTACCAGTGCGCCCCCTGCACGCAGTACTACAGCGCCGGCGACCTGTTGCCGGAGCCCCACCAGCAGCGCGCCGAGACCGCCGAGGAACTCGGCTTTCGCTGGGCGCCAGGTTGCGAGCCCGCGCCGGCCGAGCCCACGCCGGCCGAGCCCGAGATCGAGCCGCCCGACCCCCGCCAGCAATCCCTTTTTTAATTCTGAAAAAACATCTTTTCCCGCTTGCATCCGTCCGCAATTTGCGGCATGTTGTTTTTACGGACAGGGGATTGGCCCCGCCGAAAACCAGGGATAGACCCGATGAGCAACACCCCCGCCACCGCCGCCGCCGCCTTCGAAGCCCACCGGGCCCGCGCGATCGCCGCCCTCGCCCGCCTGACCGCCGCCGCCGAATCTGACTTCGGCCTGGGCGCCGGCCCTCGCGGAGTGACCTGGGGCGACGCCGGCTCGATGGCAAACCTTCAACAGCGCCTCACCGAGATCTCGGACATGGTTTTCCTGGAAGGCGAATACAAAGCCTGACGTTCCCGGAGCCGGCCCCGCGCCGGCTTCCTTCCCCACCCACCCGGAGAAACGAAGATGCCCGCATACGACGTCGAACTGAGCATTTCGACCACCTATAACGGCCGCCGCATCTACGGCACCATGTCGATCGAGATCACCGCAGACGACGAGCGCCATGCCCAAAGTGATGCCCTCGCCGCCGCTGCCATCCTGCTCGACATCAAGAGCGACGCCTCGGTCAACGGCTCCCACCTGGTGCCCTGACCGCACCACCCTGCACCACCCTGCACCGGAGAGCACCACCATGAACGTCCACCCTCTCATCGCCGCCGCGGCCGCCGGCGCTGACAGCGCCAACAGCAGAGTGCGTGCTGCCAGAGCGGCGATGCAGCGCGCCGAGGCCGAGCTGGACAGCGCGCTGTCGGCTGCAGACCAAGCCGCCCATGATCTGCTCGAGGCAGCCCGCGCAGCACGCGACGCTGCCTAACGCGCCGCCCTGGCGCCTCGGCCGCCCGGACCTGCACAGCAGGCCGGGCTTGAGCCGGTGCAAGGAGCCGGATCCACCGGCCCGCAACCACAGAGGATCCCACGATGCCCGACCTTTCCGACACCGCCCGCCTGGTGCTGACCAGCGCCGCCGATCGCGCCGACCGCCTGGTCCCGATCCTTTCCAACAAGCCCTACGTGGTCGCGCTGAACAGCTGCACCGCGCAGACGAAGCCCGGCTACCTCGAACGGATCGATGCCCCTCGGGACTCCCCGGGGCTGGTGATCGCCGACGCGACTGGCTACCCGAAAGCTTTCTACATCACCGATGCCGGCCTGGCCGCGATCGGCCGCGAACCGCCGGCGCCGGCCGCGGACCCCGAGCCCGAGCCCGAGCCAGCCGTCGATATCGGCAGTACCAGCTTCTTCGAGCACCCGGTCGCCCAGGCAAACGCCGCCAGCTGGGACCGCAGCGCCAAGGGACGCCAGGAGCGCGTCCGTTTGGCTGCCGAGCAACTGCTGGCTTCCCTCGACGAGTTCTCCTTCCGCGGCGAGCACGCAACGCAGCGCGCCGAGCTCCGGACGGCCCTGGACGCCCTGAAAGGCGCCCCGCCGCGCCAGCGGGCCAGCTCGCCGGCGCCGCGCGCCGCCGGCGCCCCGAGCAAGCAGGACCAGGCTATCGCCCTCCTGGCCCGGCCGAACGGCGCCACCGGGCCGGAGATCGAGGAAGCCCTCGGCTGGGCGCCGCACACCGTGCGCGCCTTCGTCAGCACGCTCGGCAAGACGCGCGTGGTCACCCGCACGAAGCTGTCGGCGACCGACACCGAGCGCGCCTGCACCTGCTACAGCATCAGCGGGTGACGCTGCGAAAAGATGCCGCGGATCGCCGATGTTTGCTTGCAGATGTCCGCGATTTGCGGCATGTTCCATCCAGCGGCAGGGCAGCGGGCCCGCCGAGTTTCGAGGGACCAGCCCAGATGACGACCACCTTCAAACTCCCGATCAACCAGTGCCTGATGCATGCACGCCAGAAGCTGATGGACAGCGCATATATCCGCGCGACACAGCCGGCCCGCGGCGCGGACGCTGACATGGTGGTCGATCAGGCGCGCGACTCCCTGAAGATGGCCGCCGAGCAGGGATGGGAAGGCGATATCGAGAGCCTGATCGCCTTCTTCCTGGCTTCTCCCTCCTGCGACTTCAGCAGATGACCGCACCCCGCGCCTATTACAACGAGAGGGACAAGCATGCCGCCGAGTGCATCCGCAACGCCATTGCAGCTGGACTTGTGGCCCCTGGCGACGTTGACGACCGAAGCATCGAGGACGTGTGCCCCGACGATCTCCGAGGCTACACACAATGCCACTTCTTTGCTGGCATCGGCCTCTGGTCCTACTCCCTGCGCCGCGCCGGGTGGCCCGACGATCGCCCGGTCTGGACCGGCTCCTGTCCCTGCCAACCTTTCAGCGCGGCAGGCAAAGGCGCTGGGTTTGCTGACGAGCGGCACCTTTGGCCCGCCTGGCATTGGCTCGTCCAGCAGCATCGCCCTGGCGTCATCTTTGGCGAGCAGGTTGAAGGCAAGGACGGCCGGATGTGGCTCGATCTTGTATCAACTGACCTGGAAGCAGGTGGCTACACCTGCGGGCCGGTCGTATTCCCTTCTGCGGGCGTCGGGGCACCGAACATCCGACACCGGCTGTACTGGGTGGCCGACCCCAACGGTGGGCAACGCGGATGGCTCGCAGGCAGCGGCCGGGGCGAACGCGACGGGACGCCGGCCGGACGGCAGCAAGGCGACGGTGAGCCTCAACGCGGTCTCGTTGCTGGCCAGTTGGCCGACAGCGACGGTCAACGACAGCCTGAAGGGCGGCCACATCACGCCGCGCCCTGGGATGATGTGCTTGGTGGCCGCGGCGCAAACAGCAGGCTGGGCGACGCCAGCGGCACGCGACTGGCGCACCCCGAAACACCAGACGCTGCGGGAGCGTGGCCAGGGAGCCAAAGGCGAGCAACTGCAGAACCAGGTCGCCCACACGATCCCTGGGGCAGCCTTGAATGGATTGCCTGCACAGACGGCAAATTCCGGCCTACTCAATCCAGCGTTCAGCGCGTGGTTGCAGGGAATTCCTCCGGCCTGGAGTTCCTGCTTTCCACCCCCGAAACCGCCGAGATCTGGCCCCTCGCGATCCGCCAAAAAGGCGACGTCCAAAAGCTCCGCGCCTACGGCAACGCCATCAACCCCGTCGTCGCCGCCGAAGTAATCGCGGCCTACATGGAGATGAACCGATGAGATCCCGCCCGCTGGCCTATCACGACGCCAGGATCGAGACGCCGCCCGAGCCGCCCATGACCGGCGAGCGCCTGGGCATCTGCCTCGCCATCCTCTGCTGGACCAACCGCACCCTGGGCGCCCTGCTGGAGATGGACGAGCGCCAGGTGCGCAGGTGGCGCGCCGGCGCCCCCATCCCGGCGCCAGTGGCCAGATGGCTCGAGATCCTGACGATGCACCACACCGCCAACCCGCCGCCCGCGAAAGCCGCTCCTACCGCTCGATCTTGAGGACGAAGGTGGCGCCCGGCGCGATCGGGTTGCCGTTCTCGTCCAGCTGCTGGATCGCCTGCACGTCCCGCCAGCCCATCCTGGCCTTAGTCCAGTAGATCGTCGCCGCTACCACCGTGCCAGACGTTGCCATTTTGAACAGCGTCTCCGCTACTTTCGCGTTCGCTTCCGTCATGGCGATATCGAGCGTCTCCCGGAAATGCTTTTCCAGAGTCGGCTTCGAGATTCCGATTGCCTGCGCAATCTTGTCCTGCGGGATCCCGTAGGCTGCCATCGCCCGGACAACCTTTGCCTGATCCGCCGTCGGCTCAAACCGATTCTGGCCGCCGCGCTGGCCCTTCGGCGCCGGATCTTCCGGAGCCGCGACCGGCGCCGGCGCTGCTGGTGGTTTCTTGGCTTGCACCACCACCGAGCGCGGGCGCCCCCTCGCCTTAGCCGGAGATGGAGCCGGAGCCGTGGGCACCTTCTCCGTCACCGTCTTTTCCGTCGCCCCAGCCCCGGCCCTGCCGGTAGCCCGAGCCGCCGCGCGCGGTGCCTTGCGCGCCGCCTTCACCGCAGGCTTCATTTTCGCTCCTTCAATTGCGTCGAGGCGCTTCGATCATGTTTTGGCGGAGACGCGCCAGCGCCGCTGCGCGATGGTCCGAAGCGACATGCTTCCAGATTGCCCCCCGAGCAACTCCCCGTATCAATGACTCGGAAACGCCGAATAACGCCGCCAGATTTGCAGAAGGTTCGCCTCGACCGTATCGCTCCAGAATTTGAGCGGCCTGTTCTTCCGAAATCTTCGCGGCTCCATTTTTGCTCCCCACCGTAATGGTGCCGTGAGCAATCTTATGGGAAGCGTTCTCGGCGGGGGTCGCCCACTTCAAATTTTCCGGACGGTTGTTGCCGGTGTCGCCATCAAGATGTGCCGCCTCGTGTCGCGCCGAAAGTGGGTCACCATGAAATGCCAAGCAAACCGACCGATTTACCTGCGGCCATGCTCCCCCATCCGCGTAAAAGCACCAGTAGATCGCACCGCTCCCGTTCGGCTTTGGCTTAAGCTTCAGGATGCGCCCACGATGCCGGCGGCTCGTCGGCCCCCACCTCCCAACAAATAGCCGCACCCGATCCAGCGACCGAACGCGCCCCATGTTCGAAACCTCGTATCCCGGCAGTCCCGGAAGCGCGATCCAATATTCGTTATCACTGGCCATACGACGAATGATAGCACTCCGGCGCCACATGCCAAGCGCCCAGCTCTCGCCGTCGATCAGGATCGGATTCGTGAATCCGAACTCCTGGATCGAGCGCGCGATTTTATCGACCTGTTCCGGCGAGTGCGTGCGCGCATTGCTGGGATAAGGCCGGAGCGTCCCGACACCGACGATGCGGTGATCCGGAAAGACCGCCATCGCTTTCTCGGGAGACTTCGTTCCTGGTGATGCCGCGCGCTTTGCCATCCGAACTCCTACACCGCACACGCGGTCACATTGCCTGCCGTCACGCTGCCCATAGCCCCATCATTCGCCGAACGACGGCCGCGCCGCCGCGATCGCCGCCGCTATCCGCCGCGCCTCGCGCACGATCGGAGACTGCGCCCGAATTGCCTCCAGTATCGCCGGATCCACCGGGCGCCCACCGACAGCACGCCGCGGAGCCGCCTCCGCCGCCTCGCGCGCCAGCCGTTCCGCCTCAAGCGGCGCCATCTTCGCGCGATGTTCGGCCAGGATTGCCTCACGTTCCGCCAGCGTCAATTCGACCGGCGGTGCGATTACCGGAGCCGCCGCGATCGACCGGAGCGCCGACAGACGCGCCCGCATGTCGTACGCCACCGGCGCCCACAGCTTCGCCAGATCCGCGACCGCCGGAAAGAACTCGAACGACGCAAGCGCCTCGCGCTGGCTTGCCTTGGAGACGACGCACGCCGGCGTGTCCCCGAGCCCTGCCATCACGGCCGCCAACCGAATCTCGAAATCCTGCGCGCCTTGCGGATTGCGCACGGCCCCATTGATGCCGAGCAGCCACGCCCGCACCTGCCGCACCTCGACCGGCCGACACGACGCCTCGAACAGCGCCAGGTGCTGCGCCGCTTCGCGCTGCACGGATGGCATGACCTCTAGCCGCTTCCCGATCTCGCTGGGATGCGGCTGCAGCACCTGCCGCATGGCCGCCTCGAGCGGCTGCGAGAGATGCGGCAGATCCGCCAGGGCCACACCACCCACGGCCCGCGTCATCAGTTCCGACATGGCTCGACACCTCCGTCGATTGTTACGCCTTCATGCTCCGCGTCCGCGCCTTCGCGCCCTTGAGCCGCCGCCTCGACCATCCAGCCCAGCTTGCCCGGCGCCGGTTGCGCTTTCACCGCCGCACCAACCTCCGCCAGAAATTGGCCTTTGTTCAGCCAGACCGCCGGCCCTGGAATATATTGTGGCTGATCGAACTGGAACGGAAATCGTGCGAGCGCCTCGAGGATGCGATCGGCCGGCGCCCTTTTCACCGCCTTCGCAAATGCCTTTTCCGCCGCCGTCCGATCCGGTTTCACCAGCCGACCGCCTGACATCCGCATCGGATAGCGCGACCAGAACTCCGCGAACGCAACCGCTGTGCCATTGGTCAGAACCGATGGCGATTCCCGCCGCACCGGATCTCCGCCAGGCGCGACCGGCGCCCCCCCTTCCGCCGAATCATCCGCGTCCCCGAAACGGAACAAACCAGCGCCGTCAGGCGCGGCCTTTTCGCCCAAACACGACTGGTGAATGAGAAGACTCGGTGTTGATGATTCTTCCTTTCTTTCTTCCTTTCTTGGTATAGGTAAAGGTAGTGAGGATTCCACCGGCAATGCCGCAGCATTATCTACAGGCTTGTTTTCCTTAGCGACTGCACCTTTTTTTTCACCCCACCGAGCTAAACTTTTTTCACGCGCACTGTTCGCATTTTTCTCCGCGACCGACCGCTCCCGTTCCAATCTCGGCGAGAGCAAAAGACCGTTTTGAACCACGAAGAACGGCCGAACCTTGTCGGCCACATGCCGCCGCCACCGAGCCAGTGGCATCCTGCACAACTCGGCCAACTCCCCGTCATCATCCGGTAGCCGCGCCGTGCGCCAGGAGTACATCAACATCTGCATGTAACACCCGGACTGCTCCATCGTCAGAGTTGCCGTATCCACCATGAAATCGGCGACGTAGAGCGGAAACCATGCCTTTGCAGCACTCATCCGAAGATCCCCCCAATAGCACCACCGGAGGCGCCCGCACGCGGCCCAGCTGGCCGAGGACGTCCCCGTCTCCTCGCAGCCCGTACGCCCAGCCCTAGAACGAGATACACGACGACCTGCCCGGTATCACCACGCCGCCCGATGTCCGACAAAAACCCGTCCGCGCAGAGACGCTGCAGGCCCCGAATGACCGTCTTGCGATCGAGCGACGTCTCTCGCATGAGACGCTTGTGCGTAGGGGATGCGACACCAGACCGATCCGCAGACCGCGCGACCATGATCAGCAAGAGCTTATCGGCCGACCGCCGCACATCGACGTCGAGAACAAAATGCACGGCCGCGATGCTCATGACCGCCGAACCCCAGGCAACGCCTTGTCATTCAGCGATCGAGCGAATAGATTCTGCATTGCGACACGAACTCCCTTCGTGAGACACCGCGACCCTTCCCAGGCCGCAGAAGAAGCCGCCGGTTCCCGCCGGCGGCTTCTTCGTTTTCCATTATGCCGCGTCATGACCGGAAGCAAACAGCGGAGCGTCCCCAGCGATGCGTGCCCGCGCCAGGTTCGCATATTCCGGGTTGATCTCGATCAATACCGCGTCCCGCTGCATACGGTCAGCGACAAGCCCTGTGGTGCCTGCGCCCCCGAACGGATCGAGAACCACGCACGGCACCACGTCCGCACCCGGGCAGCTACAGGACGCAGACCACCCGATCGTCTCCGCACTGGCCGCAGCGACCTGCGTGCCGCTTACCCTGGTGCGGGTACCCCTATCGTCGTTCCTTTCGCTTTTTCGGATGATAGCCTTTGTCCGGATGAGCGTCCGAACATGCGGCGCCCCACAAACCGAGCAGCAACCCGCCTGCGACGTTCCAGCCGCGATGCACCGCTCCACCAGCCGCGGCGGCATCGTGGCAAAATGGGCGCCCGAGAACGGCTGCGTGGCGATGGTCCAGACATTCCGAGCATTTCGCGTGCCGTCATATTCCCAGTACTCCGGCGGCCGGCTGTTCACGTCCTTCAACTCGCTTCGCACGTTGCTCCCCTTCGCCGCGCGCGTGCCCGCAGGGATGGTGCCGTCCTCTTTGATCGCCTCGGCGTCGAAGAAATACGACCGGCCCTCCCAGAGATTGATGCGGCGCCACCGCTTGCGCCGACCGTCCAGGTGCGACCGCTCTGTCTGCCAGTCGACCGGCTCATCCGCCTGCTCTACGCCCTCCGCGTCCCAATCCACCCACCGGTGATCCGGAGCCGGCTGCACCCGGCTGCCGAGCCCTTCCCGGTGCATCCAGAAGGTGGGACCGTCAGACTTCGCCAGCAGAAAGACATGCTCATGCGAATTCGTCGGCCGATCGATAACGCTCTCCGGCATTGGATTCGGCTTCGACCAGATGATGTCCGAACGCAGCCACCACCCGTCCTCCTGCAGCGCAATCGCCGCGCGCGCCGGCACCATCAGAAGATCCTTGTGCTTGAACCCGGGCGACATACCGCGCGACCGCAGCGAGATATCCCTCCGCGCCGCCGCGTGCTGGACCGAATGCACCCCCGTGTCCGACGTCTCGCACGATCCATTTGCCCTGGTCGAATAGCTGTCGCCGAGGTTCAGCCAGCAGGTTCCATCGTCCCGCAGCACGCGCCGCACCTCGCGGAACACCGCAACCATTTCCGCGATGTATCCGTCCAGCGTCGGCTCAAGCCCGATCTGGCCGGCAACGCCATAGTCGCGTAAGCCGAAATATGGTGGCGATGTGACCACGCAATGAACGCTGCAGTCAGCGAGATCGGCCAATACCGACCGCGCATCACCCACCCGAATATCCACAGTCATCGTCCAATCCTCTCCGCCCGGTTAGAGTTTGTTCGAATTCGACTGCGAGAACGCCATGTCCGAAAGGACGAGTCAAATGGAACCGCGTGCAGGAGATGGCACAAATTCCCCTTGCACTGTTCCACGCGATCGAACAAAGTTCCCTCACCAGCCAACCCCGGCTGCGAACGAAAAAGGGACACCCAAATGACCAACCCATCCGTGACCATCCGCCACGCCGCCCATGCGCTGGACATGCTCATCAACGGCGCCTTGCGCAATATCGAGGCTGAATTCGGCCCCGAGGACGATGCCGGGCGCCGCGACGCGACCAAAGCCCTGTTCGACAAGCTCCTGGGCAAACTGGTCGATTGGGATATCGAAGGCGCCATCGTTACCCAGCAGGACGCGATGGTCTCGCAGATGCAGACCGAGATCGAAGCGCCGATCCAGAACATGCGCGTCGTTGAACTGCTGAACGAATTCAACCTGCTTCCCTGATCTTCGACCCACCGACCAGAGCCGGCCGGAGGCACCTCGCCCCCGGCCGGCTTTGCTCTGGAACGGATCACCCGGCACTGCCAGCCCCGGCCATGACCCGGCTGCGGCCGAGGATATGCCGATACCGCCAGAGCATCAGCGCATCGCCGTCGTTGTGGTCGACCGGCGACCAGCCCTGCGCTTTGCACCACGCGACAATCTCCGGCTTTTGCGGCCGAGCGCGCCCGAGGATGAACCCCCGAACCGTGTCCGCTTTTTCCTCCTCGACACGCACATGCTGCTCTTCGCAGATCATCTCGGCGACCGCGGCCAGGCCGAACTGGATGCGCGCCGAATTCATCGCCGTCTGCGCCTTCGGAGGAAGCGGTGCCTCGAGGATGACGAGACCCGGCTGCAAGACCGCGATCGCATCCTCGAGCCGTTCCGCCAGCGCACTGCAGCGAGCCCCGAGCGACGTCCCGCCGCCGCTTAATTCCCATATACCGTGCGCTGGCGCCGAGAAATCCGCACCGTACGCCCAGCCGACCCGCGTGGAGAGATCCAGCGCCAGCAGCCCGCCCGGAGCGCCGCTCACTTAGGCGGAACCGACCGGCTCGCCAACGGCGTCCGTCGCCACACCCGGAACCGATTCAGCCGCCTTGACGCCGGAGCGCCCTGCCGGCTTTGCCGCCTCCGGTTTCCCTTCGTCCGACTTCGGCTTATTCGTGGACCCGGCCGGCCGTCCGCGCTTACGCCCCGACGCGACGACGACCTTTTCCGCGTCCGGATTGCGCGCCAGCCGATCCTTATGCCCATCCTCCCAGCCATCGCGCCAGGCGACGAACTCGGCCGAACCCGCGTTGAACTTGCAGGACGACACCAACGCTCCGCCACGGCCGCTGTTGTAGCCATCGCTGTGAGCCCGAGCCCGACTGACGTCGTCCTCCAGCTTCGGCGACGCCGCCTTGACCACCTCCAGGCCCTTGATGAAGGAGCCCTGCCCGGTATCATCGACCGACAGAATCTTGAGCCGCAGCAGCGTCTGCGTGTTCGCCCGATACTGCGACTGCGCATCGTCCACCTTCGACAGCCGCGCCGCCAGCTGCACGCCCTTGATGTTGACGCCCATGCTCTCGAATCGCTTGAGCATGGTCCCCTTTGCCTGCCGCAGACGGCCCATGTCGCTGTCGAACCGCATGACCTCGATCAGACACTGCGCTTCCGCGTCCGCATCCACATTCGAGGCACCGGCCGCGATCGCCTTACTCGCCCGAATTGCCATTGATCTACTCCCTTATGATCCGGGAACCGCCCGGCCGGGATCTGCGCCCTTCACCCACGGAAAGCCATGCTCCGTGGCATGCGCGAAACTGCAAAATACCCACGCGCCGTGGGCACCGAAAGCCACCACCTGCGGAGCCGCGCTGGAGGCGCCGCACGCGCGGCACGGCCCCAGCAGCATCGCCCGGCCTACCAGGCTGTCCGGAAGCCGCGCCTCCGGCTTCACCGTGAGCGAAACCCGCTCCTCATTCGCCATCCCGCGTCTCCCCACCCGCCGTCGGTCGTGTCATCGCCCGGGATGGCGGAAGCACCGACGCCGCCATCTTGCACACCGCCGACACCGGAGCGCCTTGCGTCTGCACCACCGAGACCACCGCCACATCCCAACCCGCTAGGAACCGCAGCCGATCACGCCATGACAATCGCAGCACCAGAGCCGACCGGATGACATAGCGACGATCCTCGACCTCATCCGCCGAGAACACCGGATCCGATGGGTACCCGAACCCGCACCACAACCAGAACCGCTCGCGCCGCGTCACTTCGGAGCGACCGAGACCGCCAACACGGTCCTGCCGGAAAAATCATACAGCTCAGGCCGCAGCACCTCCCGCGGGATGCCGGTGATCCGCTCGATCTCGAGCAACCTCTCGGCCGGCACCGCGCGCCAGCCGGAGACCACCGACCGCGATACGCCCAGCTCCCGCGCGATCAGGGAAAGCGTGCCCCATTTCGTCCGGATCAATTTCATGCCGTCATTTTCCATGCATCTGCCCTATCACCATGCCAGAGACCGTCGCAACATATTTGCGCGAAATTACCGACGTTTTCCATTGTTTTGTTCACCCACATGGGACAGTGTGCGTCCAGGAATAAGGAGCCGAGCAAATGGGCAAGCCACGATATTTGATCACTTCCACGCCGCCCGATGGACCGCCGCAGCAATATCAGCGGTCCTCGTTCCTTTCCGCTACCGCGCTGAAAAACCAGTTGATGGCGATGGTCCCGGGCCTCGTTGCCACGGTCGAGGAACAGCCCCTGACCACCACGGCAGAGGCTGCGTGATGCGATTCTACACCCCGCCGCCGCTGCACACCGAACCGCCGCTGCACCCGCATGCGCAGACGCTGCAGAACGTCGAACATGCCTGCTACGCCGTCGCCATCCTGCGCGCTTCCTTCGCGCCCGAGCGCACGGCCGTCTATCGGCGCCCGTATGGCGGATTTGAACTGGTCTCCGGCGACGCCGCCAGCGTGACCAATGCCCTCGCCATCCTGCGCGACCCCGGCGTCGCGCGCCAGGCCAGCACCCGCGCCGGCTGCCGCAATTGGCGATCCCTGGTTGCGCGCGTGTGGGGATACCAGCAGGAGGCACGACCGATCGCGTCACCCATCGGAGGAAACTGGCCCGAGCGCCTGCTGCTTGCCGAGCCCGGCACCGAGATCCAATCGGAGGATGGCAGATGCATGGTTCTGGTGACCCGGCAATGCCAGATATGGGCACGCATGGTGCTGAACAGCGCCAGCCCGCGCAGCGCCACCAGCGCCTGACCGCAGACAAGCGACAGTGGCACGCACGACCCCGCACCTAACCGGCCAGACCTTCGGGCGCCTCACGGTGGGCGAATACCAGCACCAGACGCCGACCATCCCAGGCGGATGGGTATGCCGGTGCAGCTGCGGCGCCAAGGTCATCGTGCCGACTACCCGCCTCACCAGCCGCGCCGTCCGATCATGCGGCTGCCTGCGCATCGAGAAGATGCAGAGACGCACGATAGCCGGCCGGCGCCGCGGCACCCCCCTGGAAACCGTCACCCCCGACGACTGGAACGACCTATGACCCGACGCCGCAGTATGTTTTTCCTGATCGCCACCCGAACGGCCCTCGCGGTGGGTCTTCCCTTCATCCTCGTCTATGCCTTCCTCCAGGCACTCATCCGCGGCAGCTACGACACATGGAAGAACGCCTGCCGAGAAGTCCGCATCGAATGGGCCTCGGCCATCCAGTTCTGGCGCGACCCGACGCGCCGCCCCTTCTGATCCCCCATCCGCGAAGGATTGTCATATGGCCGACAAACCCGAAACGACCACCGACACCCAGGCAAAGCACATTGCGCTCTCGATGGTGTGCCAGCAGGCCCTCGCCGAAATGCTCGATCACGTCGACCGTGGCCAGTTGGCCGACCTCAACCACCGGCTCGCCCAGGTCATCAACAGCCGCCACACCCCGGGCACGGAACTGGCCCTCGCCGCCGCCAATATTCTGTTCCAGGCGCTGGAAGGCTGCTGGGCCGACGAGCGCGTCGACATCGATCGCGATTGCATGCTGGCGAGCCACATTCTCCGGATGCTCTCCATCAACCGCGCGATGGCCCACCTCCGGCCCGGCACGAAGCCGAACTGAAAAGGAACCAAACCATGCCCGGCGAAATTGCCGAAATGATGCTGGACGGAACGCTGTGCCAGGACTGCGGCCAATACATGGGAGAGGATGCCGGTCTCGGCTTCCCGGTCTCCTGCGGCTGCAACGGCGAGTCCAGCGATTACGAGTGCGACGCGCCCGAGCCGACCAAGAAGCGGCCGGCCGGAACTTACCAGTGCCACGACTGCAACCGGCGCCCCTTCACCACCAAGCGCGGCTTGCATGACCACCAGATGCAGAAGCACCGCGTACAGTGCCGGACCTGCAAGAAATACTTCCGCACCGACGATGCGCTGACCATGCACGCGGTGATGGCGCACGGCGCCCCAGCCGCATGAACCGCCAGGAGGAAGCGCCTCGCCGCGTCGATCAGCCGGAGACCGGCCATTTCCTCTTGCGGCTGGTGCGCGGCGGCCCATTCGTGGCAGCCCGCATCGCCTACACCGACAACCTCTGGCGCGCGACGATCGACGGCGCCGAGCAGGATCCCCCCGCCCCCGAATGGTTCCGCGCCGCCGGCGTCGAACGCATCTGGATCGGCGGGCGCCGCTGCACGCCGGCTGAATACGACTATCACCTGCAGCTTGCCCGCTGGGCACGCACCCATTCTCCGGACCATCCAGCGGCACAGCCGGAGAAGCCGATCGACCTCCGCCGCCTTCCCCCCGTTTTTTGAGGACTGCCCACATGGCCAAACGCCCGAACCCCGCCGCTCCCGACCCGATCAGCCCGGCCCCTCCGCCGGCGATGGGCGACAACAGCGGCACCGTCAGCCTGGATCTCCTGCTGAACCCCGAGGACATCGCCAGGAGCCTCACCACCCTCTATGCCGACCGCCAGAAGCGCGTCACGGACCTCAAGGCCGCCTATGACCGGTTTCTTGCGTCCTATGCCAACGGCATCCCCGACGACAGCACGCAGAGCAAAGCGGCCGACTTCGTGCGCCAGCTTCGCACGGCCGAGCAGGACATCGACAAGCTGCGCACCGATGTGAAGGCGCCGGTCCTGGCCGCCCAGCGGCAGATCGACGGATTCTTCAAAAAGAACATGGTCGACGTCCTCGAAGCGGCCCGCACCAAGGTGGCCGCCTTGATGACCGCCTACGCCACGAAGCAGGCCGCCGAGGCACGACGCGTCCGCGAGGAAGAAGCCCGGCGCCAGGCCGAGGAAGCCGCGCGCCAGGCCGCCGCGCTGGAGCAGGAGGAAAGCCCCGAGACCCTCGCCCGCGCCGTGGAGGCAGAGCAGGCCGCGATCGATGCTGCCGCCGCCGCCCGCGCCAGGCCGGCCGACCTCACCCGCGTGCGCTCCGACCTTGGCTCGACCGCCAGCCTGCGCATGCGCCGCACCTGGGAACTGGACAACCTCGCCGCCCTGGTGCGTGCCGTTGCCGCCGGCGATGCCCCGTCGAATGTCCTGATGCCGAACACGACCATCCTGGACGCGATGGCGAAGGACAAGAACCAGGCCGATCTGCCCGGCCTCCGCTTCATCGAGACCGGCAGCATCAACGTCCGCTGAACCCCACCACCCGCGGCCATGCCGGCCGCTTTCCCCTCTAGGAGCCCCCTATGCCCCGATACCTCGTCATCGATACCGAGACCTCCGGCCTGTTCAATTTCGCCCTGCCGGCCGATGCGCCGGAGCAGCCCCGGCTGGCCTCATTCACCGCGTTGGAATTCGACACCGACACCACCCCGCCCGACGAGACGCCCGAGATGTTCTCCACCCTGGTGCGTCCCGATGGCTGGGAGATTGCCCCCGAAGTCACCGCGATCAACGGTCTCACCACGCAAACCTGCATGGACACCGGCGTCTCCATCGGTTCGGTGCTGGCCTACTACACCGAGAAGGTGCTAACCGGCTGGATCGTCGTTGCCTATAACGCGCAGTTTGACACCAAGGTCATCCGCGGCGAATACCGCCGCGCTAACCTCCCCGATCTGTTCGAGCAGACCCCGAACATCTGCCTGATGCGCGCCGCGCACAAACTGAAGATCGAGAAGGCCGGCGAGAAGAAGAAAGGCTTTCCCAAGCTCTCCGACGTCATCCGCCACTTTTTCCGCGAGGATATTGAAGGCCCGCACCACTCCGAAATCGATGCGCTGGCCGCGCTCCGGATCTTGCGGAAAATGATCCCGATGAACGCCCTGCCCGCGCCCGAAGTGCATTATGCCAAGAACCGACCGATGCCTGCCACCACCCCCGTAACACCTGAAGCGAGCGCCTGATATGGACAGCTACGACGCCCTCAAGCTGCTGGACGATACCGCCGACTCTCTGGCCGCCACGCAAGGCAAGCGCCGCCAGCGCGCCGACCAGTTCCTGACGCAGATGCACGCCCGCGGCTGGCGCATCTGCGCCGGCGTCCCGGTCCCCATTCCGGCCGGCCAGGACGAGCCCGACGGTCCCGAACTGGACCTCCCCGCCGTGGCGCCGATACCCCCCAACGAAGGACAGACAGCATGAGCGACAACGTCCCGGCACAGATGCCGACCCGCGCCAACAGCATCGCGCTGAAGGACTGCAAGAGCCTGGGCGACGCCTTCCAGTCCGGAGAATTCATGGACCGCGTCAAGCAGGGTCTGCCGCAGCACCTCAATGCCAACGCCATGCTGCGCACCTTCGTCCAGGCGGTGACGCGCACCCCCCTGCTGATGAAGGTGGAGACGCGCCAGGCAATCGGCGCCTTCCTGACCCTGTCCCAGCTTGGCCTGATGCCGAACAACGCCCTGGGCGAAGCCTATTTGATCCCGTTCGCCCGGAACAAATGGAACCCCGCCACCCGCCAGCGCGAACTGCAGGGATACGACCTGACGGTCATCATCGGATATAAAGGCTATCTTTCCCTCGCCTTCCGATCCGGCCTCGTCGGCGCCGTTCATAGCGATGTCGTCTACCCGGGCGATGAATTCGATTACGTTTATGGAAGCCGCCAGAACCTTGCGCACCGCCCGACCGGCAACCATCCCGACGATGCGCTCCCCACACATGCCTATTCGGTCGCGCACCTGACCGGAGCCGCTGCCGGAGAACCGCCTTTCCGCGTGATGCCCTGGACCGAGATTCTGCGCACGCGCAACGGCAGCCAGGGATATCAGGCCGCCCTGGCCATGAAGGAAAATGCCGAGACAAAAGGATGGAAACTCCCGGCTGGATATACCGAGACACCGTGGGTGAAGCACATCATCCCGATGGCGATGAAGACCGCCTTCCTTCGCCTTTCGACCTGGATCCCCCGATCCCTGGAACTGGCCGGCGCTGCCGCAATCGATGAAGCCGGCGACCGCGGCGCCCGGGTGAACTTCGGCAGCGTCCTGGAAGGCGGCACCGTGGTCGACCAGACCATCGACATTACCGAGGCAGAGCCCGGCGCCGATACCGGATTCGGCATCCGCGTCCCCAACAACGACGAGGAACCCCAGCAGGATCCGCGCGACCAGCAGCAGCAGACGGAGCGCCAGCAGCCGCAGCAGACCGACCAGCGCCAGCATCAGCAGCACCAGGCCGCGCCGCCCACGCAGCAGCCACAAGCGGTGCCGTTCGAAGGATATCTCTGCGACGAGAACGGCGAACTCACCGATCACGGCAAAGATGGCCGCTTCACCGACCCCGTCGCATGGGCGGAAGCGTACGCCAGCATCTGGAATAAGGCAGCCGATCGGCCGACCCTGCGCGAGAATAACGAGGACTCCCTGACCGCGATTGCCGAACACCACCACGATGCCCAGGCGGTGATCGCCGCACTCGACCAGGCGATGCCGCAGTCCGATGCCAACGCCGCGGCCGTGCCTATCGTCCGCATGCCGATGCGTGGCACCCGGATGGACCTTGCTGGCTACATCGCCGCGGTGAAGGCCGCCGTCGCCGACCTCACGCCCGAGCAGGCACGCGCCTGGAACGCCGCCAACAGCGCAACCTATGCGCCCCTCCCATCCGGAACCCGCCGCTCCGTTCATGCGCTGATCAACGCGCGCATGATGCCCGAGCCCGCTGCCGACACCGAGCAGGAGACAGCGGCCCAGGCGGAGACCGACCCGGAAACGCCGAAGCCGACCGCTGCAGAGCAGACCACCAAGCCGAGTCCCACCGAGGAACACCCGACCGACACAACGCCGGAGACCGATCACGACCTCGAATGGGCGCGCGATATGGTGCTGCAGATCAACCGGACCAAGAGCCATTACGACCTCACCCAGCTGTCCAAGAACCCCGCCGTCGGCGTCGGCATGCGACGCCTGACCGAACACAACCGCCCCGAACTGACCGAACTCATCAAGGAGGCATCCGATGCCAAGTCTAAGAGCTTCACCTAGAAGCCAAGACCGCAAACCGTTCACCGAAATGGAACTGCGTCAAATCGCCGAGATGTGGGCAGACGGAAAAACCGGTGGGCAGATCGGCCTCGCCCTGGATCGGTCGCCCGCGTCCGTGATCGGCAAGATCCACCGCATGAAACTTCCGCCGCGTCCGAGCCCTATCCGTCCCGCCGGAAGCGGGCGCCCCCAGGCAGTGCGCTGGCGCCAGATCCCCGATCCCGGCAAGCGTACGCTCCCATCGTTGACGGAATCCGCACGCCCCGCACCCCGCGCGCTGGCACAGACACCGGCATGGCGTGACACGCCGCCCGCCCCCCGCGAACCTCCTGCACCCCGGATCCGCCATTACCCCCCGGCCGGCGCGCTCAGGCCGGCCCATTCCTGCCAATGGCCGATCGGCGAGCCTGGGACACCGACCTTCCGAATGTGTAGCGCGCCCTCCGAGACCGGCCGGCCCTACTGCTCGCCTCACTGCAGCCTTGCCTACGTCCAACGCGTGCCGAACGAGGATGCCGCTCCCACCACCAGCCAGCCCTGACACACAAAGACGCCCGCAGGATCTCCCGCGGGCGTTCTGCCGTCTTCACACTACATGGCCATTTTAGGATGCCAGACCGAACTCCGGCCAGTCCTGTAGCCCCTTGATCTCCGCCCACGCACGCTCGATCGAGGACGCCGCATCCAGACCCTGGAAGATTGCCGCCTCCGCCCAGCGCCGCCGGAGCAACCCCAACGATGGCTTGCCCAGGTGGTTGATCCATTGCCGCATTTCAGACGGCACCCGATCCATGCGCCCCTCGTTGATGCACGACAGCATGGTCGATGTGGCGAGATGTCCCTCCCCGAGATTATAGGTCCAGGAGATCAGCGCCGTGGCCTGACAGGTCACCAGGAGCGTCCGCACCAACCTCCGCACGCCATCCCGCGCGCCGCCCATGTCACGCTGCAACAGCAGGACCGCCTGCGCCTCCGAGATCGGCGCCGTCCCGGGCCCCACCGGCTGCCCCAGCGGATCCCGCGTCGATCCGAAGCCATACGTCCATCGGCCGCCCCCGGCCGCCCCTGCGTCGTCGTAGGGCGCCCCCCGGAACGCCTCTATCTTGCGCACCACCATCGTGGCCGCCTCCGGCACTTCCCCATCCCATAGATCCGACGGAGCCGCCCCCGCTCCCACGGCGTGCCGCTGCAGCTACGTGCTGCCGCCCGCCAGGCGATGCACCTCCGCCTCATCCGCCGCCACCGACGTGCCGAGCGCCGCCCACTCGGCCGGCGTCGGATCGCGCCCCTCCGCCTCCATCGCCGACAGGACCGCACGCTGCTGCACCGCGAATTCCGCCACGTCCTTGCCGGCCGCGACCAGGCCCGGCAACGCATCGAGGACCGCCAGCGTGAACTGCAAAACCATCATCGGATTCATGTCATTTGCCCTTTGCCGGCAGGAGCGCCGTCAAGGCCGCCCCTGCGCTGTTCACCGCGATCTGCCCAGCCACAAGCGCCTCCGATGTCGACGTCGGATCCGCCGCCGCCGTCCGCGCTGCCGCGACCACCGGCGATGCCTTGATCACCGCATCATCGATCTGCTGCACGATACCCACATCGGCACAGACCGGCGGCGCGTTCGGGATCCCGCAGCGCGGCAGCCGCAGATACGCTATGGCCACCTTTAGCCCCGCATCATAGGCCGCGATCGCCGCATAGGTGGACTGCCGCACCGTCATCGGCTGCCCGCTGCTTCCGCATGCCGACAAACTCATCGTCGCCGCCAGCAGCAGGAACAGCCCCACCTTGCCGGCCGCCGCGCCCTGACCGGCCGCCGTGTTGCTGTTCACCCCCGGCACCTCCGACCCGGGCGGATAGGAGGGCGTCACCGGCGGGACCGCCAGACCGGCCTGCACCGCACCCACGCTCGTCGCGTGCCCCTTCTGGAGCGCGCACCACTTCACCACCGCATAAAGCACCAGATATGCCCGCGATGCATCGGGCGCCGGAGCCGGCACGAATGGCGCCAGCGACGCGCCGAACGCGACGAGTATCCCGACATAGACAAGAAAATGACCCACCCACGGAATGCTGGCGATTGCCTGCACAAGTTCCATCGAAAACCTCCTAACCGAATTTTGTCATCAGCGAGAGAAGACCGGCCCGCGGTCCCAGCAGCGTGGCCACAAGAAGAAGCCCAACCATCACAAGCACGAAATTCATCTTCACATTCGCATGATTCTGCATCTGTTCGAACACACTGAGATGAACCCGGAGCGCCGTTGCGGTCTCGGCGGATTCCTTTTCAACCGCCTTCACACGCTCCACAAAATCATCCATGCGCCGACGATCCACCGTCACCGGCTCGGAAGGCTCCCAAATCGTGCGCCAAGGATTCTGTGCTGCCATCGTCCGTGGACCTTACCTGCTACCCGTCAATTGCCCGGTAATGTTCCATCAACATTTCTCCCACAGATACCACCCCCGCCGTGCCCCGCTATGCGGCCAGGTAGATGATGAAGTTGACCATCGCCGTCGGCTGCACGTTCTGAGCCGTTCCCACGAATGTCCCGGAAATCATGGTCGTCGCTGCCGCGGTGATCCCGGTCACGTTCGACCCGCTGGTGTCGGTCTTCGTCGGGAATACCACCAGATCCGAGCCCGCATTACGCAGCCCCGCACCGGTCGTCGTCGTCGGATGCGTATGGCCCGGATCCGTGATCGTTACCGCCGTCTCCGCGGTCAGCGTGTCCTGCGCGGCGTTCTGGTCGCCACCGGTCGCGCCGAGCGACGTGCCCGCTATTCCGCTCACCGACGTCGTAATCCGATCCGCAGCGCTGCCGCCCATATTATCAACCCCGGCCAGCACGCGACCCCGCAAGTCCGGGAGATTGAAGGTGGTTGACCCGTTGCCGGCGCCCCACGTCGTGCCCAGCGCAGAGAAGGCCGCCGAATAGGTCGTCCGACTGACCGCCTGCCCGTAGCAGAGCGCCCACTGCGCCGGAACCGCCGCCGCGATGCCGGCGAATGCCCGAACCTCACCGACGATGCCGGCGGTGTTCGACGTCGCGCCGCCAGCCGCCGGCCCCACCGGATCCGCCGTGCGCAGCAGAGTGCCCTGCGGATCAGACGGCGTCGACGGATGCCCTGGGTCCGGGTTGGCCCCATAGAATGCCACCTTGTAAGCCGTCGCCGGCGTCAGGAAGATCGGCCCGAAATGCCCATCCGAGCCCGCAACCACCGGATTCGGATTTGCTGTGGTCAGCGTCACATCCGACCAGGTGTCCAGCGGTGTTGACGTTCCGGTCTCGTAGAAGAATAGCTGACTGCCCGCCAGCGGAACGCCCGTCGGCGATACGTCAAATGGCCACGGCGTGTAATAACGCTCACCGATGCTCATGCCTGCCCCCTATGTTGCGACCGAGCCCGGCCGCACCGTTTCACGCTGCTCGCCATGACATCCGTCCTCAGTGTACCGGCAGAGACCCGGTTGCCGCCGCATTGGCCCCCACCAGCGCCAGCTGCCCCAGCAGCCGACGAAGCACCGGACTATCCTCCCGCAGCTTGACGCGCGACGCCAGGAGCCGCGCCAGTTCCGGCTGCAGGACCGCCTGCGTCATCAGATCGTCAACCGTTTTCAGCCCGGCATGCTTCATGGCATCCAGCACCACCTTGCTCACGATCGCCGTGCCGCGGAGCGCCGCTCCGGTGAAGCCGGAGACATTCGTCGCCGCCCCCAGGATGCGACCGGCCGCGTCGCCGATCAGCACCTGCCCCACCACCGACGGTGAGCCCTGCCCAGCTTCCTGCAGGAGATGCATATCCGCGGCTGTGCCAGGCGAGCCCGGGATGCGCGTCGCCGAGATCGCCCGCGAGAACCGCTCGATGTCCTTCGCCATCGCCACGATCATGTCGCCATGCTTGTCGCCCAGCACCGTCCGGATGACGCCCATCTGCCGCGGATCGGCTGCCATGCGCTGGAAAATGGCGCCCGCGATTTCCTTTTCACCGGTCGTCCCGGCCTCGGCCGTCGACCGCGTCCGAGCCATGATGTAGTCGACCAGATTCCGCTTGATGCCGTCCACAGCCGCCCGGTTCTTCGACGCCGCAGCCATCAAAGCCCGCGCGTCCTTCACCGCCGTCGGCGATGCCATCAGCCGACCAATCGCCGCTTTAGGATCGACCGCGTCGCCCCCGCGCGTCAGGAAGTGCCGGGCCGCGCTGTCCTGCATTTCCTTGACCATCGCCGTGCCGCGCGCCGCCGCTTCATCGACTGCCCGCGTCGCGCTGATGACGCTGCGGAATTCGCTCCGCAGTTCCGGAAACTGATCCAACACCGCCTTATGCCGGCGCAACCACGCCTCGCCGCGAGCCGGATCGATGATGCCGTTGCGCTCCGCTGCCTGACGAAACGAGAACGCTGGATAATCGCCCAGCATCTTCTGTGCCGCTTCCGGCGAGCCGACCGCTTTGATCAGATCTTTCGCCGCCTCCGCACCGCGTTTTCCCGCCCGGAATAGCGTGGCCGGCACGGCGCTGTCAGCCATCCGGAACCCGTTGTCCCGCGAGCCCGACATCAGCACCTGCCCAACGGTGCCTTTGCGCCACGTCGCCTTATAAGCCTGATATGCCCGGTTGGCCTCACGTAGCGCATCCCGGTCCTCGGCCGCGAAATTCGGCTCTAGCTTTGCTTGCGGAAGGATGCGTCGGTCGCCGCCCGCGGCAGGACGCCCTGCGCTTGCTTCCCCGCCCGCACCAGCGCCAGGTCGCTGTGCTTCCGGCCCACCCGCTCCAACGCGCGGCCCAGCGCCTGCGTCTGCGCCGCCGACGGCACCTCCGGCGCCGACCGCTTCGCCGCTCCCGCCGCCCGCTGCTGCTCGTTGTCCAACACGACCCTCCGCCGATTTGAGTAATTCGCTCTGCGTCAGGTTAGCACCGAACAGACGATCCTGCGTGCCTTGCTTGAGCGCCTCCTGGGAGTAGAAGTCGAGCATGTCGGCCAGCCGCCCACGCGAGAGCCGCCCGCGAAGATCGACACCGTATGCCGCCTGCAGGATCCGCTCCGCCGTCGGGTTGATCTCCTGGAACACATCGCGTTGCGCGGCAGAATCCGCCAGGCTGATGCCACGGCGCCGTGCGTCGGAGACCATGCGCGCCGCCTCGACGAGCGCCTTGCTGATCGCCATTCCAGGATCCACCTCGCCCGCCTTGATCTCCACCTGCAGACGCGCCATCGGCCCGGCCGCGTCCGAGAGCGCGGCCCCGAACGCCCGCACATTGGCGTCGTCTACCTCGGTCAGCGCGGCAATCAGGTTCGGATCGTCGTATGCCTTAGCGAGCAGCGCATTGCGCACACGCTGCGCGCCTTCCTTCGAAAGCTCCGCCTCCCCCGTTGCGAACGACCCATGCTCGCCTTTGTCCAGCACCTCGTCGGCGAACTTGCGCACGAAATCCCGGTTGGCTGCCGACGTCACGTCGCCCGCCACATAGGACCGCATTAGATCGTCCGAAATCCGCTTGGCATCTACGGCGGCCCGCTCCGACGCCGACATCGAGAGACCGGCCCCGGCGTTCATGTCTTCCGCGAAGCGAACCCGCTCCGGCATGTCCATCGGCGTCTGCCGTTCGCGTACCAGAACCGGCTCCTTGACGCCCGCCACATCGTAGCCCTGATCCTCGAGATACTTGCGATAAGCCTTCGACCCGGCATTGTTCGCCTCGTAGGCACGACGCAGCGCCATCACGCGACCATTGCCAGACTCCACGATCCCATCCGGACCAATGATCGGCGTCCCCTCGGCCGATGCCGACGCGCCGAGCCGCTCCGGCTGGATGTTGCCGGCGATGCTGGCAACCTGCGCCTCGCTGGCCGCCCGCTCCCGCGCCCGCGGCTGCAGCTCCGCCGGAAATTTCGGGTTGGTCGCCATGTCCTGATGATGATGCGACGTCACCAGATCCGATGCCTCACGCACCCCATACCGCACATCCACCGCACGGCCCGACGGCGTGAACACCTGCGATCCCACCTGGGGCGCCGGTTTCGGAACAGCGCCCCCCGCCGCGTCTTCTGCCCCAACCGAACCCGCCTGCGCCAGCCGATCGCCCACCGTTCCGATCGCAGGCCGCACCTGGTCTGCATGAAATGCTACGACCACACGCTGACCATTCGGCGCCTCGAGGATCATCCCGTCGAACCCCTGGCGCCGCAGCACATCGGTCCCGGGAACATCCCCGGTCCAATCCGGGCCGAATACCTTTGGATTCTTGATCGAGACATAAGCCGGCCGGATGAATGGTGCGATCTCCCGCGTGCCCGCCGTCGGCATGCCGGTTTCTGCATACATCTGAGCAATAGCCGGATCGGTCGAAAAATACGCGTCCCGGTTTCCTGCGAACTCCATCGTCGGATCGGCCGTGCCGTGGAAAACCCGGAGCGGTTGCCCCGCTTCGTCCACCACCTTGCTGCCATTGAACCATGCATGGAAGGCAGAGCCATCTGCCTGCCCCACCGCCGCCTGCGCGCCTTTGACGCCCTGCTCATTCACCTCTGCGGTCATGGCTTCATCGATCGCATTACGCAGGATGGATGCACGCCGATAGGCCGGGCTTTCCGCCTCACCCGCCATCCGCAACTGCCGCTGCACGCGCGAGAGATTGGAATCCATCTTCCGGAGATTCTTGAACAGCACCACCTCGGCCATGCCGGCGGCCGCCCGCAACACCTTTTCCTCCGGTCCCAGCTCGTCGCCAAACGTCGGATCGACATCATCCAGAATCCGCCGCGCCGCCTGCCGCACACCCCGCACATTGAGCGCCAACTTGCCCGACGGATCGACCGCATCGAATAGCGCGCCGGCCGCATCCTTGATCGGCTTCCGCAGAGCATCGAGCGCGATACGCTGCGCCTCCCCGACCTGGTCCTCCTGCACGCCACCCCCGGCCATGCGCGCCGTCTTCTGCTGCGCTACCACCCGCTCCGCGTCCGCGAGCGCATCCGCCGCCGCCCGAACCTTCGCCAGTTTTTCCGCGAAGAACTCCCCCGCGGCGGCGCCGGCCGCTTCCGGATCCGCCAAGCCGCGGAGTGCGGTGAGCCGCTTGACCTGATTCTCCGCCTCGCTGGCAGTGAACGGCGTCCGGTTCACCGCCCGAAGCTGACGCTCGAACACCATGAGCCGAAGATTGTTCATCACCTGACCGAGCGTGCCCTGCGAGCCCGGCACCAGCGTGCTATCGGCCGGAGACGGAATCGCCGCAGCCAGTTCTCCCGGCTTCATCCCTGCCGCTTCCGCGATCCGGCGCCCCGCCATTTGCTGCTGACCCGCGGTTGCCCGGATCGGTGCACCATGCTCGTCCAGGAACGGCACACCGGTCTCCGGATCGACCATCATGGGCTGCTTGCCCATCGGGAGAGGCTCGCGCATCCGGCCGACCATCCCGGCCGCCGTGCGCGCTCCAGCACCCACCGCCGCCTGCCCCAGCGCCACCGCGCCGCCGCCAACGATGTTCCCCAGCATATCCGCCGTGGGCTTGAGCGCCTCCGGCGATGCCTCCGCAGCCGCATGCCCGGTCACACCGCCCACGGTGCCCGCCACCACACCACTCGGCCCCGCGCCTTGCCCCATGCCGTGCAACACCGCGTCCCCAACCGACGAGGCACCCGTGATGCCCTCGCTGGCGAGCCTGCGCGCGATGCCGCCCGGCAGCGCCACGCCCACGGCACCCCGTGCGCCAGCCCGCGCGAGCCCCTCTCCTGGCGTGGCCGGAACCACGTCCTCCGGATTGGCCCCCACCAGGCCGAACAGCTTGTGCAGCGATTCCGTCCCGCCAACCGGATGCTCGATCAGCGGCAGACCGGCCCCCGTCACGGCGTTGATCGCCCTCGGACTCAGGTTGAGGATGCCGGTCAGCGCGTCCACCGGCATGCCCAGCAGCCCCGCCACCGCCTCGTTACCGCCCGCCGCGATGTTGGCGAGATAGCCGCTGCGCTTGCCCTTCCCATCTGCCCCAGCAGCGCCAGCGCCAGGCGCCACCGGTGCCGAAGCCGCGGCCGGAACCGTGGCCGGCCCCGGAGCCACCGGAACAGCCTGCGCCCCGCCCGCAACCGAACCCGATGCCGGAGCCGAATTGACAACCGGTCCTCCCGCATCGGCCGGCGTTGCTCCCAGCGCCGTGAACGGATTGAACGTCGCACCTGCCGTCGCAGGCCCCGCAGCCGCCGGCGTCGGAGGAAGCGACGGCATCGACTGACCCGCCGGCGCGGTCCCCGCACCGGGCCCCGGCGAGGCACCGGCCGGCCCTGGCGGCTGATACTCCGACAGCCAGCGCTGCCAGGTCTGCGGATTGGTCGTCACCGCGCCACTCGGCAGCACACCGCCGCCGCCTGGGAGCGCCGTCGGCACATCCGGCGGAGCGCGCCCCGGAGCCGCAGCATCCTCCGCCGACATCGTCGGAACCAGGCTGGGCGACCAGCGCGGCGCCGCCGGCATCTGCGGCAGGTTCACCGCCAGAAGGTCACCACCGCTGCCAGCAGATGGAGCCCCCGCACCCGACGAGCCCGCTGCGACCGCGCCAAGCGCCGCAAACGGATTGAACGAACCCGACATCAACCGCCTCCCGCTGCCGGCGGTGCATGGTAGAGCTTGCCGTCCGGACCATAGGCCGCAGATGTCGGATCGGCCCGCCACATGACCTGGAGCGCATGCGTCTGCTGCGCCGGCGTGAGACCCTTCGACCACTCGGCATAGGGATGCTGGTTCACCGCCGCCGCCGCGCCCACATAGACCTGGGGTGGATTCTCCTTCACGAATTTCTCATCGAAGGTCCGCAGCGACTTGTATTTGCCACCTTCCCGGAACGCGTCGCGGTTCGTGTCGAAATATCCGTTCGCGCCCTCGCCGTAATCCACGTCCCGCTGATGCGCGACCAACAGCAGGTTGGTCATGTCTTTGATCGCCGTCGGCTGCATGCCGATGTTCGGGAACGCCTTCTGGTACAGCTCGATCGCGCTCACGCCGCCATTCGCCCCCAGCACCGACCGCTCTGCTTGCCCCGCCTGCTGCAGCGCGATCTTGACGAATTCTTGCGTGGCTCCCGCCTTCGACGGATCGATCTTGCCGGCCGTGACCGCGGAGACGAATTTCTGAGCGAACTCCGGTGCGAAGGTGGCCAGGTAATTCTGCACGTTCTGCCGCGCGTCCGCATAGCTTCCGGTGCTGATCTGCGGCGCCAGCGACCGAAGCTGAAGCAGTTGGGTCTGCGCCGCCTGCGCGCCGCGCGCCGCCCCGATGGCGGTGTCCGCAACCTTCTGATCGTTCCCGATCGCCTGCTGCGTGACCTCGAGCCCGGCCGTCTGCTGCGGCGTCAGCTTCGGCGGCCCCGGAAGCGCCCCGGGCCCCGACGGCGTCGCATGGAACGCCTGATCAACCGGCTTCGACAGATCGATCTGATTCACCCCGTACACCTGCAGCGCCTGCCCGGCCAGTTGATCGGTCGTCATCCGCGCGAATTGCGGATTGGCCTTGATCACCTCCGCCGGCAGGACATCGCGCAATGGCGTCCCGGGCGCGGCCGACATCACCCGCGTCGCGCCGGCGGCACCCAACTGATGCGCCAGGCCGAGCGTCATCGTCGTGACCGGCATCCCCGCCGCCTGCAGCTTCGGCCCATTCATCTGAGCCTGCGCGTAATTCATTTGCGCTGCATATTGCGGGTTTTTCCGCGCCGCCAGCAGTTCCGACTCGGACATCCCCGCGGCCCAGGGCGGCTGCGCCGCCGCGACCGTCTCTTTCCAGGTCGCTTCCGTGAACTGGCCATCGCCCAGCGCGCTGCTCCGCGGATTGCGCGCATCCGGCGCCCCGCCGCCGTTTTCCCGCCCCCGCACCCGCTCCGCCCAGGCCGCCGGCCCGATGGAGAGACTCGGATCGAGTCGGTCGGCCAGCGTCGCCGTGCGACCACCGGCATCCAATATCCCCGGCAAGCTCGACTTGAGGACCGTATCTGTCCGGAAGGAACCGGGCCGATCGGGATCCGGCACCGTCACCGTCGTCGTCTCGTAGCGCCCGGCCCCAGATGCCTGCGCCGCGGCCGTCGGCGCCACATAGGGCAGCGCTCCTGCCGCCCGCCCACCGGCCTCCGCTTGTGCCCCCAGGCCCTTCGCCTGTAGCGCCACCGGCGATAGCGTGACCGCACCCGTCGTCGGATCGCGCTGCAGGCCCTGCCCGCTCAACGCCGTCACGGTCGACTGATAGGCGTCCGGAGACTGGAAGGACTGCAGCAGACGCTGCTGGATGGCAGGATTGCGCAGCGCCATCGTGGCCCATTCCGGCGTGATGAAGCCCGCCGCCAGCACCTCCCGGACTGCCTGCGGAAACTGCTCCGGCGGCACATTGATCGCCGAGAACACCGCCTGCCGCCGCGACTCAAGCGCGTCCTTGAGCGCCGCCTGCGGATCCTTCGCCATCAGGACCGACGACGCGACGAACGGCGGCATCGGGACGCCGAACATCCGAACACCTGTCTCCCCGGGATAGGACGTGGCCGTCGGAGCGCCCGGAGCGGCGCCCGCCGGAGCCGCGCCCGGCGCCGCCCCCGCGCCCACACCCGGCACGCCAGCGCCAGGACCGGCCGCTAGCGGCGCTCCGCCGGCCGGCTGACCTCCCGGTGCCCCGGCCGCGCCGCCCACCCCAGGCACGCCGGCCAACCCGTACAGGTAGCCGGTGCGCGCGACCTGTAGCCGCTGCAGCTCATTCTGCAGCCCGATGCCCTGCGTTTGGGCCTGGGTCTGCTCCGTCTGCGCACGGCCCTGGTGGAGCCCCTGCCACTGGCCAAGCTGCGACAGGACGTCAACGCCCTGCGGATTGGCAATCAGGCCCTCGATGCTGCCGCTCATGGCGCGTTCCCACCGAATCCAAAGGACGAGCCACTGAGCCCGGAGAGGAACCCCTGCACGCCCTTATTGCTAAGCGTATCCCCGATCGCCCCACCGACTCCCGAGAGCGCACCGGTCAGCGACTTGTTGCTGCCGACCGTGCCGGCCGCCTGCGCATCGCCCACACCCGTCAGGAACCCGCCCACCTGCCCGCTGGTGTTCGTCCCGATCTGCCCGAGCCCCATCGCAGAACTCTGGCCGAGCCCCGCCAGCGTGCCCAGGCGCGAAAGATAGGAGTCGAAATTGGTCGACGCGTACCCCTGGCCATATTGCGTCAGCCCCTTGGCTTGCGCACCGGAGCCGGTCAGCCCCGATGCCGCCAATCCACGGTTCGCCGCCAGCAGCCCCTGCCCATACTGGAACTGATAGGGCTGCGTCTGCGTATAAGCGTCATATGCCGCACTAGCCCCGCCGGCGTTGCCACCCGGTAGCCCATAGAACCCCGCCAGGCTCGACAGCGCATCCTGCCCGGTGCCGATATATGGCTGCAGGTTGCCCTGCGTTTCCCCATAGACCTGTTTGGAGAAATCGACCGCCTCCTGCCGCTTTGCAGCCGCCTGCTGCGCGGCTTTATCCGCCGAATTGCCGCCCAGGATGCCTCCTAGGATGTTCCCGCCCGCGCTGATTGCCGACGATGCTACTGCCCAAGGCATGCCGCTCTCCTACTCGCATCGCAGACAGACGATGAGCGTCACCCGCTCATCCGGCCCGCGGTTTTCCACGCTATGCGGAACCAAGTTGTCGAAGGTCCATGCTTCACCTGGCCGCATGACCACCGCTTCACCGCCGCAGAAATTCCAGCACTCGTCGTTACCCCACAGCGGCACGTACACCTTCGTGGTGAAGAATTCGGCGTGCCAGGAGCCGACATCATCGTGCGACGCTATCGTGCCGCCCGCCGGTAGCCGCGTGATCATCACCCCGCCAAGCTGCACCGCGCTGCACGCCGCCATCAGGCCGAACACGACCGGCCGCACCGACGGCAGACGAAGCCATGCGGGATAGAACACCGGGATGTGCGGCGTCAGATAGGAGCCCGGATCCTGCTCCAGTTCCTCCCGCGCCCGATAGCGCAACCAGATATCCGATGCCCCCGCATGTGGGCTGCCCGCCGCCACCTGCCGCTCCCCATACTCGCCCCACAGATCCGGCTGACGCCATAGTTCCAGCATGACCGGCCGCGTATCGATGCCGCCTGCGGCCAACTTGTGCAGATACCTCATGCGCCGGCTGCCAGTTCCGGATATGTGGCCCGGATCCCGGCCATGTTCGCCGCCACCTCGTCCAACATCTGCGGCACGTCAGCCTCTACCTTCGTCCCAGCCCAAAACCGCCAATGGCTGGATGACATCGGCTGCTGCCGACAGAACTCATAGACCGATCCACAGACAGCCTCATGCGCCAGGCTTGCGAATGGAACCGACAGAACCATCCCCACTGCCTGCAGTTCCGCGATCCGCCGCGTCAGCGAGAGCAGCAACGGCCGGAAATTCGGATGCGCCAGGCCGACCCACGCCGCGCTGGTCACCACCTCCGACACCGGCCGGTGCACCACGACGATCCGGCAATCCGGGCGCCACCGCAGGATCTGGCGCCATCGCATCGTCAACATGCTGTCCGAGATCGCCGCGGCATCATCGGCCAGCGCCGCCCGCAGATCCTCGACGTCCTTATACCGCCGCGACGGTTCATGCAGGCACGGCCGCTCCGGCGTCGAGAGGAACCGCGCCAGCCATGCGGTGCGGCACCGCGGCAGCCCGAGGATCACATACGGGACCATCAGTTTGTCACCTGCGTGCCGGCGACGAACAGAGCCAGATATCCAGCCGAATCCGCGATCGCCGAGAAGAAATCCCCCGCGCGCAGAGTCTGCCCATATTCGTTTGGACTATTCCACGTCTTGCCCGGGAGGATCGACTGCGCCTGCGTCGAGCAATTCGACCCGCCGGCGGTGCCCCCGGCCGGAACCAGGTGAATCGTGATCGTATGCGCCACCGCATCGGTGTTCGTCACCGTCACCTTGTCGATACGCGTCGTCGTTCCGGTTGGCGACGTATAGAGCGTCGTCTCCGTGTTCGGAACGAACTGACCAGGAACAAGCTGTTGGAGAGCTGAAGCCATGCTGCACCGCCTCGAGGAAAAAGGGGCGGCTGCCTATGCCCGCGCGCACCTTAGACCGAACCGACCTGCCATGTCAGCATCGCACCGCAAGGCACCGATCGACATCAAGACATGATGTTGACTTGCGGCAGACCTCCGCTGCTCACCGGAGGCACGACTGCCACCTGTACCACCACCGCCTGATGCACGGCGACCGACCGCGCTGCCGCATCCATTACGACCAATCCAGGAGCAGCACTGCTGCCCAACGCGACCGTACGCACCGCCATGATCTAGCTCACCGTCGGATCGATATACACGACCGCCCCCGGTGCCGAGACCCGCACGAATGCCCGGATGAAGCCTGCCTGCTGCGGCGTGACCGTGACCGTCTGGCTAAACCGGACCCCAGCCCGGAACACGCTCGTCCCATCGGAGATCGAATCTCCGTCGACTGCCGATCCATATCCCAACGGCCCCGATGCCGCCGTCGTTCCCGCCGTTGTGCAGATAAAGATGCGCCCCGGGTTGGAAGCCGTCTTGAAGACATCCCCCAGCGCATAGGCGGTGCTGTTCTGCCGCGTCGCCACCTGGCTGTCCCACGCGCTGCTGTCCGCAGATAGCGCCGACGCCGACGCCAGAATCGTCGCTTTGCTCCCCGACTCTTCGACGGTCAGAACGCCGGTGCCACTGCCATAATACTCCAGCGCCATCCACACCTGATCATTGTTCGGCAGCGCCGCCGCGTCCCACACCCCGAAAATGGTCAGCGCCACCGGACTCCCTACCGTCGAATTCCAGATTGCGATCGGGAACGCTTCGAAGAAATTCGACCACGCTTCATTGACCGTCGAGCGCGTGATGATCCAGGAATATCCCGTCGTTCCATCCGATGCCCCACCCGTTCGAATCACGGTGATGCTGGTGTCGAGATTATCGGCGCCGGCATACTTCAGGCTGCGCACCGTTTCACTGCCGCTGTCGCAGTTCATCATCTGCAGGAGCGGGAACGATCCTGCGTTGACCCCATCGGCACCCGACGGCACCGTAATATAGGGACCGGCCCCCACCTTGCAGCTTTGCAGCGTGATGATCGCCGCCTGCGTGGCAGAATTCGAAAAAATATAATTGCTGCCCAGCCCGGAGAAATCTACGCCCTCCGCGAACAGAAGCGTGGTGCCGCCCGCGAACGCGAGGAACAGCGCCACCGGAACCGCCGTCCCACCCACAGCCGAGACCGTATCCCGCCAGGTGAGGACGCCGGCTCCACAGACAATGCTCTGCTGCGTGTTTGCGAAGCCTACCGTCGTATTGTTCAATTCTACCGCATTGCTTGATGCTGTCGTATAGAACCGTATCTGACAGCCGGAGCCGGTCGATAGTAGATTGATGGCACAGTTATCGAGCCGTAGCCAATACCGACGATTGATCGTGTTCCGCTGGAAGTATGCGGTGCCTGTAGCCCCCGACCCGACATTGAAGGTCACCCCGTTAAAATAATAGCCATATCCATCAATGACGATCGAGTTATTTCCGGTCGTCGTAATGCTTGCGCCCGTCGTTATGTCGGCACTTTGCGGCGGGACATGACTACTCCCGCCCGCGTCCACACACACCACATTGACGGGATTACCTTGGCTCTGCGAGATGAAGGCATTTCCAATCGTGGTCGTCGCTGCCGCCGTTTCCGCATGATTCGATGCGAGGAACACGAAATCTCCGGAGACCGCATAGCCAGTCGCCCCGGTCATCCGCGCGATGCGCGCCGCCGGCGCTGCCCAATTCCCCGGTGATTGATAGGCTTCCTCCCCGGTGCACTCCTTCCACACCACGCCGTTATCGTTGGTCGATGCGCCCTTGTTCAGCGACCACGATGGCTCCGCCGCCCCGGTCGTGCCTGCCGTCGTCACCACGAAACACCGCTCATTGCCGATCGCGGGCGCCGCCATCTGCCGGCAGATTTGCCCGAGAACGACGGCCGCGCTGGCCGACCACTGAGCAACCGCCGCATAGCCAACGCTGCTGACGTACCAATTCGACATCAGCCCGCCACCTTTTTCATCTGAATCCCGAAGGCGAAATTACCGAAGGTCGCGTCCGCGCTGGGCTGGTTCACAAGCCGGAAGGCATCACCGTTCACCGGATCGAGCGTCACCGCCGCAAATACCGGCAGCGTCAACGAGCCAGTCGTGCTGATGCCGATCGTTCCCTGGTTCGTCCAGGTGCCGCTGGAAAGCGTATCCAGGGTCACCGTGGCCGCCGACGTCGGAAGATCCGCCGTCCCGTTCACCACTAGCACCGTGCCCGCCAGGTTGGCCGGTAGAATCGTCTTCTGCACTGCAGCCACGAACGCCAGCAGCGCGCTCCCCGCCGGCGACCCGATGAACGGAAACACGACCGGACTATTCTCGATCTGCGGTTGCATCTCAGCGAACGGAATGAAGCCGCTGCCGTCAAGAACGGGAATGGATGCCGTGTCCACCTCGAGCGTGCCACCAACCGCCAGAGTGAGCCCGAGCCCGACCGCGATCGCCCCCGGCACATCTACCGTCGCCGCCGCGTTGCCCATCAGGCTGCCTGCCGCGATCCCAGCTAGAGAAATCGTTCCCGAGGACGTGATCGTGCCGCCGGCCAGCCCAGATCCGGCGATGATGGTGGTCACGGTGCCGCTGCCGATATCGACCCAGGCAACCCCGGTCCCATCCCACGCGCTCAACACACCTGTGTCGATAGCGAAGAAGAACCCCAACGCCGTCGGCGCAATCGAGAGCGTGGCCGGCCGCGACGCCGCAGCCCCCTCGCCGAGATAGTCCGTCAGGATCGAGGAATAGGTCATGTGATTGCTACCATGATGCACTGCCCATAGGGATCCGCGACCAGCGTCGGCCCCGGCAGATCGCCGTTGACCAACGGAGCATAGATGGCCGTGGCCACACTGACATCGCCAGATTGCGCCCACGGCTCAAGCGGCGCCAGCGCCGGCACACAGCAATCGAGCGCCGGAGCCCCAGGACCGCCGATCGCCACCGCCTCGACATCCGGCGCCGGCGGCCGCGGTGCATCGACCTGATCGAACAATTCTGCCAGAGCCGCCTGCGTTGCCGCATCCGTCCCGGTGCTGCCGACCAGACTCAGCACCGACGCCTGCACATTCGATACAGCCCCAGTGATGGACGTGCCGTCATTCGTGACCACCGGCCCCACCAGGGCCGCCAGACGCACCAGAAACTGCGCCAGCCAGGGCGCCAGCCGCCCTCCGGCATCGACCGCCGGCTCCGCGACCAGAACCTGCCCAAACACACGGCCCGGAACGCGATTCGGCGTGTTGCCGTTGCCCGACATCAGAGCATCCCCGCTTCCCGTTCAATGTAGGTTCCGATGATCACCCGCCGAACCGGATCCGTGCATGAAAGCCGGAAGATCCACTGCCGCGCCTGCCCCAGCCGCATCCACCGAAGCCGCTGCGTGAAGGCGCCGATGCGGCCCATCGAGCGCCACTGCTGCTGCGCCGACCAGGTGCGGCCGCCATCCTTCGACCAGTCGAGCATCCACACCGGATTGCTCCCCTGCCCCTCCGTCAAGCCCACCCCGGCCTCGATATCCAGCTCAAACCGCGTGACGAACAACCGCCGCCGATTAGCATGAATTGGCGGAGATGTGATCAGCCCGACCATCGTCTGCCCATATTCGGTGAACGCATCGAAACTGGCCTGGCCTATCACCCCCGCGAAGGAATCCCCGAATAGAACCTTGCCATAGAAATTGATTCCGACGCCGCCCCGGAACACCCCGAGCGACTGTGGCAGCACCGGGTCCGGCCCCGGTGCCGGCGGCGCTGGGGCGCCGCTGAAAGTGCCCATGACCAGAACCGGAGCCTGCCCCACATGCGCGACGTTCGTGTTGACCACGCCCGACACATAGCCGAACTGATAGGTGGCGAGCGCCGCCAATGACCAGGGATCGAATGTCCCCGGCGCATTGACCGACACATAATCGCTGATCTTCGGCGTATGCGCCGGAAGGATGACTGCCGACCCGAGAAATGAGACGAGCGCCCCATTCACGATCTTGCTGCTGTGCGTGCCACCGTCAAACCCCGGCAGAACCGAGAACACCGTCGAACGCACCGATACCGCTGCCACAGTATCGATCGTCCAACCGTTCGGGTTTCCGCCGATCGGAAACACGTCCGTCGTGGCAAACCCTACGTTGGCATTGTAATTCGTGAGATAATTGGTCGGAACTATCGAAACATTCTGGTAGTTCTGGCCCGCGCCGTACGGCGTATATCCCACGATGCCGTCGGCCGTCGGCAAATAGGTGTTGATGCTTTGCTCGCCTAGAAAGGTGTTCCACGGACTGCTGCCGGCATTGTCGCACCAATACATGTCCGTCAGCAGCACCGCACCCGAGCCAGCATCGATCTGCAGCCCGTTGATGCGCCAGGCCGGATTGGCCGATGCATTGACGCCGCTGCTGACGCCCGCCGCGGTGAGCGTCGTGGTCGACGCCCCCACCGTGACCCGGGCCTCGATGCTCTGCGTAATCGGATTGCCCGTCGTGAGCTGGTTCCCGACCTCGATATAAAACTCGGTGCCCCAGGTGACGACGCCCGCGGCGCTGGTCGCCACGACGACCGCACCCGCGTCGGCAATCCTTACCGTCCCCGAGGCATCGATCGAGACAAATGCGCCGATGCTTCCGCCGGCTAGGTTGTCGGTGTTCGCCTCGCTGAAGTTCAGCCCGAGAAACGCGCTGGACGTCCCGGCAGCGATGCGGAGACCCACAAAGATGCCGTTGAATGTCGCCGAGCCGTATTGATACTTCGTCGCCGTGCCGCTGGCGATTTTGTACCAGTTCTTCATGCCGCCGGCCGCAAGCGGCATGGCCGGCGCCTCGACCGTCCCAGCCGGCCAATTCAGCGACGCCAATGCCCCCGACGTATCGAGAGCGCCGACCCAGCCGAAGTCCTCGATGTAGCGCAGCGTCATCGCACTCGGCCCCTACCTACACCCACGGAGAGCCCCAGGACTCCCGCTCATGCCATAGCGGCTCTTCCGCGCCCGACGCGATGTCATAGCACCAGGTCCGCTTGCCCGACGGGAAATTGAGGAAGACGAATTTATGCCCATCGACCGTCACGACGAAGCAATAAGCGTCCGACACGGTTGGATACGTCTTCCATTCCGTCTCCATCGCAAAGGTGCTGACGCGCTGCGGCCGATAGCCGTCCAGCCGATAGAACACCACATCATCGCCAAGCCAGAGGACCGTGTTGTCCTCCTGGCAAACGGCGAGTGCCGCGGCCAGGCCGCGCTGCACGAAGGCGCCGTCGAACCGCTGGAACGGAAACAGCGCCGCTCCGGAATCATACCAGACCTCGATCGTGCTTCCGCCCATCAGCAGGAGCTGCTCATGGTAATTGACGACCGCCAAAATGTAGTCTGGATTGGCCTGCGCGCTGGCAAAATCCAGCGGATCATATTGCGTCCCGTCGCCGATCCCGGACAGAAAAAACGAATTCGTATGGCGCGCTTCGAAAATGAAATACGTGTCGAAGTAGATGACCGTCGCCGCCGGCCGGAACCCCGGCTGCTTGATCTGCCCCAGCACCACCGTCGGCACCTTAGCCACGCCGCCCACCGAGACCACGCTGGGCAGCGCGTCGGTCAGCGTGACCACATAGCGGCCGGCCTCGCCATGCACCGGCGTCGGCGTGCCGCTGATGGTCGTGACGAAGGTCGCCCCGCTATCGAGCATCACCTCGATCGACTGCCCCGATACCAGCACCCCGGTCACATTCAGCGTCAGCGACGTCGCCCCTTGCGGCGCGAGCGCAGCTGCAACCTGGTTCAAGCCGCCTGGCTGGTAGATCCATCCCACGTATCCATCGACCATCACCAATTGTGAGTCGTTGGTCGCCAGCGATAGCCGATTGCTCAGGTTCGTCGTGCCGAGCAGCGTGCCAAGCCCATCCGCGTTGACCGAGAACAACTGGTTGCCCGACACCGCATACAGGATGCCCGCCATGCCGATCATCCCAGTGATACCCCCGCGACCAAACCGCGAGAACAACTCCAAGCCTGGCACCTGGTACACCGGAACCGGCGTCTTCGCGTCCGGAGGCATCCGCTCCACGAACATATTGACGCAGCGCATCGCCGCCACCGACGACGAGCGTGCACGATAGGCCTGCGCCGCGAACTGGACGAGCGACGTATCCTGCGGCTGCGCCATCAGCGATATCCCGGCGACATCGCCATGCCGAACAGGATCGGCTGCGGCTCACGATCCCACGACGACGCCCGAGCGAACCACTCCGTCGCCTTCGCCCGGATCAGCTCCACCCGCTCGATCGGCACGTCATACTCGGGCGCGATCTCAAGCGCCAGGTTCCACCGCAGCGTCGCCGTCCACTCGGCCGGGAAATCCGGAATATCCGCCAGCGTGACGAAATTCTGCAATGGCCGCTGCGAGATGAAGCGCACTCCGGCATAATAATCCGCCGGCGTCTGCCATACGTTGAACTGCCCAAGCGGTTCCGAATACACCCCGTTGCCGGTTGTGGGCTGGTAGAAAAACTGGTTGATTTGCCCGGTCTGAAATGGATTGGGCAACTGGTCGTAATCCTGCTGCGAAAGCACAGTTATGTTGTTCTGAATACCGCTCGCGTAGATATAGCGCCGCGCCGCCGGCACCCGGAGCGGCCGCAGCAAGCCTGCACCGTAGCCGAAGGTGATCGCCTCGCCCGTAGCCGCGCTTGGAAGCGCATCCGCCAGCGTGACTGTCGAGCCCGCTGGCGTTCCCACGATCGTCGTCCAGAAATTCACCCCCGCATCCAACTGGATGCCGAAATTGTCCCCTGCGGCCAGGCCCGCGATCGACGTCACCAGAACCGACGAAGCGCCCGCATCTGCCGTGAAGGAAAGCCGCGACTGCGCCAGGTCCGAGAACAGGCAGGCATGATCCGTGCTGCCGCTCCCGAGCAGGTACTGCGTCTGCCCCGGCTGAACGAACAGGATGCTCTCCACCGACGTCCACACATGGATGCCGCTGGCCTGCCACCCGGTCGCCATCGCATTGAGCGCCTCGAGCGTTCGCTGTGCCATCGATGCCGTCGGGACTTCCTCTTCCGAGATCACATTGCACAGCCGGAGCGCCGCCGAGATGAGATCGAACGCCGACTGCGTGAAGCCGGTGACGCCGCTGGTTACCGGAACTGCCATGTCAATACGCCGGGATGGGCAGCGTGCTGGGAGGCACCAGCGCCGACGTCAGGTCCAACACCTGGTTCTCCAGCGGATCCCCCAGCGCGCTGCCGACCGTGGCCGGCAGCCCGGCGCCGAGCCACGACAGCGTCGTCGCCGTCTTCGAATCCAGCGTGAAGCGGAACTGCTCTCCGGAATCCAGCATCACCTGGCAGGCATCACCCACATTGAAGCCCGCCGTTCCCTCGACCTCGATCGTGGTTGCACCCCGCGCACCGAGCGCGGTGACGATGGTGCCGACCACCATGAACTGATTCCGCTGCCGGCTCCGCGGCACTGCCACGCCCTGCTCGTCCCGAACCCCCGTCACCAGATCCTGCGGCTGCCGCGGATTGAAGTGCGCCGGCTTGGTAACAATCGAATTCCACTGCATCCGCGTTGCTGAGGCACGCACCTTGAAGCCCGAATTGTCGTCCAACTGGTAGTGATCGCCGCCGCGATAGTGCCGGTCATCCGCCATCTCTGCCCCTTTCCGCCGCCAATCGACGGCCCTTTTGGCTGCTGCTCGTCGCCAATCGCGGCGGTGTCGCTTCGCACCGCGTCACGCTCTAACTCGGCCGGATATCCATCATCAGCGCGCCACCCCGGAGCGGCGGAAGGCACACGGATTCCCGCTCATAAACTGATATCCAGCACCGACACGGTCTGCGACCCCGCTGCGACCACACCGAAAACCGCCCCCCGTTGTAGCGATGGTGATCGACGCACCGCGGGTGCCGACCAGAAGAATGCCGTCCGTAGCGCTCACCCCCGACGGTCCCAGGAACACGTCGACCGACCCCATATTGACCACCGTCAGCGAAACGCGCCCGCTCGAGTCATAAGCGATCTCGGATGCCGAAGTCCCCAACGACAGCTGATAGGTCAGGACGAACTGCCCCGCTGCCGAAACCACCGGAACCGGCCTCCCACCCGCACCCGAAGCCACAACCTCCTGACGGCCGGTAAAACCCTCCCATTTCATGACTGTGGCACCCCTTTGATCATTTCCAGAATCACCGAATACGAACTATTCGCCGCAGCCCCGATCGTGCTGAACTGGATCGACCCCGTCGCACCGGCAGCTTTGGGATTGATCAGCCCCTGAAACCCGCCACGGAGATCGCGGAAGCCCCACTGCCCAAATCCGCCAAGGACGAGAATGTCCGTGGCTACCGTTGCCGCCCACTGCAGACGGAGCCCCATGCTCGCCACATCGTACCATAGGCCCGTGATCTTGAGCGACGTGCCCGGCAGCATCACGTTGCCCTGCACCCGGTTGGCATAGGTAACATCCGTCGCGTCGACCTTCACGACGCCCATCTCTCCCGTACCATCGGAGAGATTCGTGAATTTCATAACCAGTCTCGATGCGCCGTTCTCCAGCACCTGCGACGTCACTATATCCACCATTCGACCCTCCTCCAGCGCGCCGCGTTACGCCTGGGCGACCCCGAACAGGCCCACCCGCATGGACGACGCCGCCAGCCGCGCCAGCGAAGGCTGGACGAACAGGTCCAGGCGCCGTGTCCCGTCGGATGCCGTGGCCGGCGTGAAGCGACCCCGCACATCCCCGGTCAGCGTGGTAGCGGGATCCGTCGTCACCGCGGGCGTGAACGTGGCCGCCAGCGCCGCGACGTTGTCCCACAGGATGCGGCAATCGCCGAAATAGTCGGCCGCCAGATTGAGCCCGAAGACATCCGCGGTCCCCACCGAATAGGTGTGCGCGTCGGAGAACTGCGGCACGACCGAGCCGATGAACTTGAATGCCTTCCCGGTCGTCGCCGAGACCGCGCCGGCGCCGACGGTCAGCAGCTGGCTCATCGGATAGCCATAGAAGTCCCAGCCCGAGATCAGGAACGCGCCACCGGTGCCCGACGTGGCCCCGGTGATGGTCACGCAGCGCGCGATCGCCGCCGCCGGATTGTAGAAGGCGGTGATGAAGTGCGAGCCGAACCGCGTGTACGACGGCAGCCCGTCGATCGCCAGCGCGCCCGCCGGGATGCTGATGCTGTAATTGGGGAACGGCCGAAAGCCGCCGGTGGGCACCACGGTGATGCCCGCGCCCGTCGAGCTTACCAGCGCCATCGCCACGCCCGAGACCGCGTTGGCCGCGGCCGCAATGTTGGTCGCCGACTTCACCGCCGGAACCGCCGACGCAACCTTGATCGCCCCGCCACCGATCCAGCCGAGGATGCCGGCGCCGGTCGCGCTGTTGGCGACATCGTAGGCCAGGCGCGGATCCTGCAGCCCGATGCCGCCATAATCCATGCTGGGCGCCTGATCGGGCGAGCCGTGGCCATTGGCGGTGCGGGGGCGAACACGATGCGCGGGCGCGTAGAGTGCGGTTGCGGCCATTGGGATCTCCTGTGGGCACAAAGTGCCGGGCTTGGGGAAATCACGCGGCTGCCTAGCGCGATCGGCCGCACGATATGGCATCCGGCTCTTGCGAGCAACAAAACCGCGCCGCTATGGTGCGCCGGCTGCTGAGTGATCATCGTTCAACCGGGCTGTGCCGACCAGCAAAGCGATGCGTCGTGCGCTTTCATCCTGGAAGACATGGCGGTGAGAAACTTCCCGGGCATCGCTTCACCGTGATGCGCAGCGCCTACCTCTTTCGACCCGAGCAAAAGGAGCAAAAAAACTTTTGCCGGCTTTGCTTCTTTTGCTTCACACCCACCGATGGTGAACCACATGGCCAAGCCGAAATACGAAGGCAGCCCCCTCGACAAGAAGCGCGATGCCGCCGCCGCCAAGAAGGCCGGCAAAACCCCTGGCCAATGGGAAGACACCGCGACCGACAAGCGGATGGACAAGGCAGGCCAGGCCGCGCTGGACGCCAAGACGAAGGCCAAGGCCGGCCCCCGCAAGAAAGCCTAGCCCCGAGCCCGGCGCCGGCTGGCCAGAGTCAGCCGGTTCCAAACCACCTTCGCGGGCGTGTCCTCCGGCCAGACGAACTCATCCAGCCTGATCCGCTCCACTTCCGCCATCAGCGCCGCCCGCCGCCGCGCCGCCTCGGCGTCCGGAACCAACCCGGCACGCCGAGCCCGTCCTGCCCGTTCAATTTCCGCCAGGCGCCACCGCCGCGCGATCGTCTTCCGCGCTACATCCACGTCGGCAGCAACCGACGACACCGCCGCGAGCGCGCCCAGGCACTGCCCGCACGCCGCGAGCAGCCCATTGCAGTCCTGGCACATCAACCGAGTGTTGCGCACGTCACCGTGCAGGAGATCCCGACCACCCCGCACACGCGGCAGGATATGGTCCAGCGATGGCCGCCACCGGCCGCCCGGGATCATGGGCGCCCGACAGAGCCGGCATAGACCCACAGGGCGCCCAGCGGTCACCGTAGCCCGTCAGACCCGATCGAACCCATCCACCGGAAGCATGCCCCGCCGCGGCACCACGATCCCCGGCCGCGCCGCCACCGACGCCTCCAACCGATGCCGCGCCTGCTCCTTCGCCACCGCCTTCGCCTTCGTCGCCTCGATCAGCGCCTGCTGCTCGACCGTGCCCTCGACCTCGCGCGCCAGATCCACCAGCGCCACCGCCTGCACCACCGCGCCATCTACCAGCCCGGCACGGCCCTGCTCGTCCTCGATCATCACCAGCGCGCCCTCGCCGATCTTGTCCGGATTTTCCCGCACATCCGCCATCACAGATCGAACCTTGTCCTGGTTCGCCTGACCGGCCTCCCGGCTCCGAAACGCGAACTCCAGATGTAACCCGTTCACCATGTCCACCCGCAGAATATGCTGCAAAGCCATTGCTCGTCTCCCTTGCGATGAGCGCACAAAAATGGCGCCCCAGGTTTCCCCGATGCGCCACTTTGCCGCATGTATGGTCAGCGTGCCAGCCTAGAGCGCCGAGCCCCCACCAGCCGCCGACCGCCGCCGATCAGACGCCCGCGCTGCCGTAAACGCCGCGGAAATCCGACCAGAAGGCCGAATACCGCTCGTAACAGGCTGCCTTGGCGTTCTTGGTGTCGAAATCGTTGTCCTGGTCGAAGCTGATCGCATCACGCGAGAAATACTGCAGGGAGCGCGGGATGTTCGTCCGCACGAACCAGGCAGTGGCCGACGAGAAATAGTGGTTGACCTTGATCCCCTTCGGGAACACGCCCACCGCCTTCAACACGTTCACGGCGTTGTTTGCGGTGTCGTTCTGCAGAACCGAATTGTAGATGCGATTCGCGTCGAAGAACAACTGCGTCGGAACATGCAGGCTCTGCGGCAGGCTCGAGATCTTGAGCCCCCGATTGTTGGTGGTCTGCATGATCTGGATGCACATATCCTCGACCGCCGCCTCCGACAGATCCGCCGGCGTCGCCAGGACGTTGCTCTGGTTGCCCGGCAACGTCGGATGGGACGCCGAGAACAGCGGCACCCCATCGGCGCCCAGCGACGTGGCGTCGAAGCCCTGATTGTACACGGCCGCCAGGATGTTCTCCTTCGTCTGCCGCATCGAATAGGCCAGCTGCTGCGCGCGGCGCCGCGACACGACCTCGTAAAGATCGTCCCGCAGTTCTTCGTACGTCACGATGTAGCCCAGCGCGTAGGCGACGTGGGTGTAACGCGAGACCGCGCCCTGCGTCTCCGTATCGTAGTAGATCTGCTTGCCCTGCGGCTTGACCGGCGCCAGGCCGAAGCCGGTGATTTCGACTTCCTCCTCGTACGCCTTGGTCGACGTCTCCGTCTCGAACAGATCCGGGAACTCGGGAACGTGTTCCGCGTAGGAACGCCCCCACCAGGCATAGATGCCCGGCCAGAGTGCTTTGGGATGTGCGCCGGTGGTGATAGCGGCCATTTGGGATGCTCCTCAGTACCGCGGCTTAGATGCCGAGCTGCCGGTTAACGGCGTTCAGATTGATGCGGCACATCCACTTGGCATAGGCCCCCACCGCATTGTCGGCCTCCTGCAGCATCTGCATGATCCGCATCTGATACGTCGCGTCGACGTTCAGCGAGGAACTCTGCAGCATCCACCCGGAGTAACCGCTGGTGGTGTTGCCGGCGCCCGCCACGAGATTGACGTTCTGCCCCGATGCACCGGAGACCATCGCGCCACCGGCGCTGTCCTCCTGCGCCCAATAGAGCAGATTGGGATCGTCAGCGACGTAAACATACGCCGCCTGCCCGGCCGGCAGATAGACCGGCGAGGACTGCAGCAACGGGATGGTCGCGCGGCCGGCATTGTTCGAAATGCCCTGGAACGAGCCGAGGATGTAGTTGGTCGCACCCGCCGTGGCGATGCCGACCGACTGCACACCGTTGCCGTCCGAACTGTTCGTGATCAGGATCACCGGATCACCGATGAACAGCGCCGTGGCGTTGCCGACCGGGACATAATAGGTGCTGACCGCCCCGTTATAGGGACCGCCGCCCTGATATGCGTAGGGAATGAGCCCGCGGGGGGCGTTCGGATTGGCCATGAGCATGATCCCATACAGGACGCGCCGCGGCTGGGTCCGGATTGACCGCAGCCGAATGAATGCCTGATAGAATGGGGCTGTTTGCTCTGCCCAATCCGAAGCCTACTCGCCTCGGCTAATTGCGCTCTGCGCGCTCAACCGAACCTAGCGCCGGCTGCCGTTTTCAACGCGGTGGCGGTCTTGAACATACTGGTTCTCGCCCTGGCCGCGCCCGGTCCGGATATCATCCAGACGAGCCGCCAAAGCATCTGCAGCCGCGCCGTGGTCTTCGTCATACCACTCCTGCGGGATTTTCATCAAGTACGCCTGCATCCCCTCCGGCCGACTTTCATGCCGACCGGCAAGCATCCGCTTTGGCTCGTCCGTTTCCGGATCGATCACATGCGAATATCCCGCCTTCACCGCCCGCGCGATGCGACCCGGCGTGTCATTGAACCAGTACTGCCGGAAGCCCGGAATCGGCGCCACCAGCATCTGCTGCTCCTGCATGCCGAACGGCTGCCGCTCCGTCGACTGGCGCCGCGATGCCTGCCCGGTTGCACCGCCGGCGCCATCGCCGATCGCCTCGGCCGCCCGCGCCGCCGCACGCACCCGGGCCCGAGCCGCCGCCCCCGGATCCGCATCCATCGGCGCCCGCCCGGCCCCAGCCTGCTCCACCCCGCCAGGCCGATCCTGCGCCTCGGCCGCCGCACGCCCTGCCATCTGTCCACGCCGCACCGGCGTTGCACGCTTCGCCATCTCACTGCTCCTCAAACTGATCCCAATACGTTTTGGCCCATTCCGCCTCCGTAAGCGGGTTGTCCTTGCCGCCCGGCTTCGACGCCAGAGCCGTGCGATAGCGCTGGAACGCCTCTTTGGATTCGGCCGGCATGTTGGCAAACGAGCGCGCCCCACCACGCTGGCGTCGAGACGGCGCTTCCTGCCCGCTATCCACCGCGGCCGGCTGCCGACGACGCCGATCGCCATCGGAATCATCGCGTGCACCGCGATCCCGACCGCGACCGCGATCGTCGTCCCGTTCGTTCCTGCCACCCGCACCATACTCGTCCTCATCGTCGGGATCCCGCCGCCGCCGAGCCGGAGCCCCCTGGACCCGATCCGGGAACATCGCCGCCATCGCAGCCGTCACCCGTTCCAGATTCTGCGCCAGCGACAGATCCGGCTCCGCCGCCAGCAGCCGCGTGTGAACGCCCGTCGCCACCGATCGCAGCTCCGAGTCCTCGCCGAACCACGGATTACGCCGCCCCCAGGCGACCGCGTCCGGATGCGGCGTCGCGCCAGCCCCACCGGCACCCACATCAGCCGCCGGAGGCTGCCGCGCCGGCGGCGCTGCCGTCGTTTCCAGTTCCTGCAACTCACGGTCGACCGCGCGCACCGCTTCACGATCGGCCGCGTCGATGGCCTCATCCCGCCGCGCCTCAAGCTCACGCCGCGCCTTCGCCAGCGCCCGCTCATCGGCCGTGCGCAGCCGCGCCGAGACATCACGCGAGACCGCGAGCGCCTCCTCCTGCAGTTTTTCCGCCGCCCGCGCCCGCGCCTCGGCCCGCTCCGACCGCTGCTCGATGGTGCGCAGCCGTTCCCGGAGGATGGGCAGCTCCTCGTCGCCCCGCGCGAGATACTCGGCCGCCGAGCGCCACACCTTCGGATCGCCGCGGAACTCGGCCAGCGGTTTCCATCCATGCTTGCGCGCCCGCGCCTCGACCGCTGCGTCATCTTCGCCGCCGCCGCCCGCGTCATCCCCGCCGCCCGCACCGGCGTCGCCGCCCGCACCGGCGCGCAGATCCTCCTCGTCATCCTCGAACCGCGATCGACCGCCGTCCGCTTGTCCCTGCCGCCCCGACATTGCCGTGTCCTTCCTGATTGCCTATTGCCGCCCGGCGCCCCTACTCGGCCGCCGGAACCTCCTCGATCGCCGCCACCGACCGGTCCTGCATGACCCGGTACATCTTGCCATCCAGCCCGGTATATTCCTGGCCCGCATAGCGCTGGAAATAGACGCGCTCCCCGACCTCCGGCGCGCGCCCCGCCCACTCCATCAGCCGATCGCTATCCCGCGCGAACGCCTGGTCACCCATCGCCACGACGATGCCCGTCGTGCTGCTTAGGGTTTGGGCCTCCGCGCTCTGTTCGGTGATGATCACCCCGCCGCGCGTCTTTTCCAGCGCCACATCGACCAACACCAACAGCTTGTCCCCGACCGGCTGTATCCCCGATGCGTTCCGCCCACCCCACACCCCGAGCGCGAACTGTCCGTGGATCGTAGCCAAAATGCGGTCTTTCATGCCTCGCCGTCCTCGTTGTCTTTGCCCCGGCTCACGACGAGCCGACTATGCACAATGCCTAGTTGCATCATGACCGTATCACGCAAAGCCGGAATGTTCAGCACCGCCGCCTGATCCAGCGCGCGATACTCGGCTTCACGATAGACCGGCCGCATCAACCAGTAGAGATCATGGCCCCCGCGCTTGTCCGCATAGGCGAAGGCCGCCCGCAGCCACGCCGACACCGCCGCATCCTCGCTGGTGAAATATGCCGGCGCCGGCGAGCCCGCAGACTGCAGGCCGCCGCTGGTCAGCGTCACCCACTGATCTCCCGACGGCGCCCGATCCCAATCGGCGATCTGATCGGGCGAGACATAGGCCTCGCCCGCCGTCACCACGAACGACTGCTCGAACTCGGCGACTGCCTCATCCAGCGTCACGACTTATCCTCGCCCGGCGCGACATCATAGAACGCCGCCACGTCGCCCAGCTTGAGCGCCATCAGATCGCGCGCCTCCTGGCACCGGCCGCGCATTTCATCCAGCGGTGCCGCGCCGCCTTGCTCCAGCACGCGCCCGACCATTGACCGCTCCAGCATCCCGCACCGATCATCGAGGAAGCGCAGGAACAGCCGGCTGA